GGCTCGCGCTGCTACGGCGGCGTCCACGGCGGGGAATTCGCCGGGTTCGCGCGCATGCCGCGCGTGGTCGTCGTCAAGCGCGAAGGTGAGCCGGAGCGGTTCGAGCCACTACCGCTTCCCGCCGGGCGCCTGATTCGGATCCGGTCCGGCGCGTGGGTGCGCCCGTGAAGCGCGCGCTTGACTTCTGCATCCGCGTTCTCGTGACCGCGGCGATCGTCGCAGGCCTGGTCGCTATCGGCCTGCCGCTGTTCCCCACGTTCTGTCTCGCGTTCATATTCGGGCTAGTCCTGGAAGTCGTCTACCCGCCGCCGAGGTCGAAGTGAGCAAGGCTCTAGCCCTGACGCCCGAATCTGCCCTCGAGCGCGCACGCGCCGAGGTCGCGATCACGCTCGCGGCGATTCAGAAGGACGCCGAAGCGGATGCGATGCCCGAAGCGCTCGCGACGATCACCGTCGACGACGCGGGGGATTACACGATCGTGACCGGCATACGCGCCGAGGTCCGCGCCAAGAAAGACGAACTCGTCCGACTCCGCCAGACAGCGGCGACGCCCTGGAAGAAGATCGCGACGACGATCGAGGAGATGTTCCGCCCCGCTATCCGTGCGCTCGAGGCGATCGAAGCGGACTACAAATCGAAGCTGGAAGCGTACCAGCTCGCGAAGGTCAAGGCCGAGCAGGAAGCGCGCGAGCGCGCGACCGCGGCCGCGATGGCTGACGACTCGCCGGCATTGGTCGAGGCGCTGTCCGAATCCGCAGCGCTTGCGGTCCGGGACGATGGTGGATCAGTCCGTACGCGATGGGTCGTCAAGCGCATCTCTCGCGACCTTCTGCCTGCTGAGTACCTCATGCCCGACACGGCGAAGATCGGTCTTGTCGCCGCGCAGCACCGCGGCGACGAACCGCCGGTGATCCCGGGCGTGGTCTTCGCGCTCGACGTCTCGGTCGCGGTCCGGCGGTGAGATACGTAGGCGGAAAGTCCAAGATCGCCAAAGCCTTGGCCGAGCCGATCAACGCGGATCTCGCCGGGCGCGTACTCTGGGAACCGTTCGTCGGCGGACTCGGTATGACGCCGGCGTTTCGCGGATATTCCTGGGCGCTGCTATCCGACGCCTGCGCGCCTTTGATCACGATGTACCAGGCCTGGGATCGAGGATGGCGACCAGACGAATGTGGGCCTTGCCTTCCGAGCGTGCGCGACGAAGCCCTTACGTTCGCCGATTCGAATCCTTGGAAAGCATTCCTGCGCTTCGGCTGCGGTTTCGGGGGCGCGTGGGACGGCGGGACGACACGGACCGGCCTGGACTGGAACGGGGACGCGCTTACCGCCCAGGCCGAGCGTTCGCTCGAGCGCGGGTTCGCAAGCCTGGGCCCGCATGAATTCGAGTGCATCGATTTTTGCGCAGAACCCACCCAGGCGGATGCGTCCGATCTCGTCATCTACTGTGACCCACCATACGCGGGAACGACTGGGTATTCTGTCCCGTTCGATCGCGATGCATTTATCGAGCGCGTATGCGCCTGGTCGCTGGCCGGCGCGACGGTATTCGTATCGGAGTACGACTTCCCGATCGGAGAATGCATACTTCAGCTCGACCGCGCGAAACATATGCCCGGCCGCGGCGTAGTGAAGGAGAGGCTATACAGATGCTGACAGACGAAGAGATCGAAACCCGCGCGGGGTTCGCGCTGGTCGCCGCGTCCGAACTGGTGAACGCGGCCTGCGAGGACCCGTCGACGCTGATGTCCCACGACGCGATGGTCTTCGCTGCCGCGGCCGAGATGATGCGAATGCTGATCGACCTGCACGGGACGCTCGAAGAGCGAACCGCCTCGATCGGGCTGATCGCGCGCGTGTCGGACATGGCGCGCGAGGTAGTGAATCATCATCATCTCGTCAAATCGAACAGGCTTCCACTTCCGGATCTTTCATGACGCAAACGTATTGGGAAGGCGCACATCGTACGCTTTCGACGCTGTTCAATTCACCCGGCGCTGGGATCGCCGGCTACGCCGGATACAAGCCCGAAGTCCGCGAGGCGCCCGCGGGCGGGGCCGCGGTCGATACGGGCAAGCGATATCTCCACGTCGCGCGAAAGTACGATCCGCCGTCATGGGCCGTCGATTACCTCGCCCGCGCGCACTGGGAAGCGTGCATAATCGCGGAGCGGATCAGCGTGCCGGCGGAGTACATGCCGCGCACGGAGGACGGAACGCTACGCGTGCTGGAGTATCCGGACGCAAAGCATGCGTGGAAGTCGCCGCGCGCTGGCGTGTGGGCCGCGACCGTCTGCGAATTGTGCGGCACGCCGTACGACCACGGCATGCAAGACGACCTCTGCCCCGCGCGCGCCGCGGGCGCGGGCACGGCCGAGCATACGGACCCGTCGCTTTTTACCGTGAACTTGTGGCGATCGACGCCGGAGGATCATGAGCATCGACGTGACGCGACGGACAAGATCCTAGGTCATCGCCTAGCAGGCTTTCCCGACGTGCCCTCGTGCGTGGATTGTGGCGAGACGCTCCCTGATTCGGGATCGTCGTGCTGGGTCCGCGGCACCAACGGCGCCTACCACATCGGCGAGATCGGCGCGCTCGTGGGCCTCGGTCGCGCCGTGCCACATCGCGTGCCCGCGAGGGCGTATACCCAACGCGCACTCGTGTACTTCGCGATTCCGTCGCACGCGGCGCGGGTTCCGCGCCGTACGGACGCGGGCGTCATGCGCGAGACGGTAACCGTCGGCGATTTTCTCGCGGAGTGGAAAACACGATCGCGCGTTCCCGCGTATACTTCAGGATCCCGATGAGCAAAAGATCGAACTGGACCCCGGAACAACGCGAGCGCGAGCGCGCGACGAAGCGCGCGCACCTCGCTGCGAAGCGCCGCGAACGAAATCCGGACCTGCCAGCGTATGTACCGCGCGACGCGACGTATGGCCAGATCGCCGGACCGTCGGGCGACCACGCGGAATCGCCGCCTGTACAGCTTGCAATCGGCCAGGAACTGAAAGCCCAAACGGTCAAGGTCGACGCTGACGGAAAACTCGTCCACCGGTTCGACAAGACCCAGACCGCGCGAGCGAACGCGATCGGCCTGGTCGTACCGCCAACGCACCTGATCACGAAGACGACCACGCGGATCGACGCGGACGGTCGCGTCGGTATGCAGTACCTCACCTCGAAGCCCGGCGCCGTCGAAGCGTGGCGCGGGTTCTGTGAGGCCGCCCGCGCCGAGTTCGCCGATTATCGCGGCGCATACCTTGCGCACGACTACCCCGCGCCGACCGAGACTTGGCGGGATTATCTCGTCTCGTACTGGTGGGGAGATCCGCACATCGGCATGCTCGCTCACGCAGCGGAAGCAGGACAGCACTATGACCTCAAGATCGCTGAGTCGGAGCTCATCGAATGCTTCCGCCAGCTGATCGCCAAGTCCCCGCCGGCGCGTATCGGTCGCCTTGCGAACCTCGGGGATTTCTACCACGCTGAAACTAACCTGCAGCAGACGCCCGGACACGGGAACAAGCTCGACGTCGACGGACGATCGTTCAAGGTCCAGCGCTGTGGACAGCGCGTACTGCGCGCCGTGATCGATATGATGAAACAGCGTCACGAGATCGTCGAATACTTCGGCGTTCCTGGGAACCACGACCCGAACATGTCGTTCCAGATCGCTTCGTGGCTGCAAGCCGTATACGAGGGAGACCCACGCGTAAAGGTCGACGACTCGATCGCGCCCTACAATTTCCGCGAATACGGCCAGACGCTTCTCGGCACGGGACACGGCGACGGCGCGAAAGAGTCCGCGCTCCCGGGACTGATGGCAACCCGCGCGCGCGAGGCCTGGGGCCGTACGCGCTGGCATGAGATGCACAACGGACACATACACCATACGCGGAAGATTGAGCACAGCGGCTGCCTGACTTGGTACCACAATACGCTGGCGGCTAAGGACGCCTGGCACTCTTTCAAGGGATACGACGCGGAACAATTCCTGGAGAGCACGACGTATCACGAGCGGTTCGGCCCCGAGGGCTCGCAGCAAGTCGGGATCGAACGCGTACGCGCAGCGCTCGAAGCTGTAACTTCCGGCGCGGTCGTTACGTAGGACCGACATGCCCAAGCGACCCGAATCAGACGACGCCCGGCGCAAGCGTATGGCCCGCGAATACGCATGCGCGGAGCTCGCGCGTATGCAGGCGTCGCGCCCGCTGAAACCACCGCCCGGGCAGATCGCCGCCCGGCGCGCGACGGCCGGCGAGCTCGCCGCCGCGAAGGATCGCAGGCTCGGGATCATCGGAACGCATGGGAAGTTCCTGGAGTCGATCGAGCAATGAGTACGAAGCAAAAGATCGGTGCGTGTATGCTCGGCGTCCCGATCGCCGGCGCGGTCCTGGTCGCAGCCATTGCGATCCCATTCATGGCAACGGCGCTGCTCGGCATCGCCTGGTTCGGCACGGGGCTCGCGCTTCTGCTTTCGGAGGACAATCCAGAGATCCCGACCGGAAAGTACCTATGATCGAAATCATCCACGGCGACGCGACGGAATTCGACTTCGCGCACGGCGCGATCCAGGCGATGATCACGGATCCGCCGTACAGCGATCACGTCCACGCGAATATCACAACTTCGTGCGCGGCGGAGGGAATACGCGGATACAAGAGGCAGACGCTATACTTCGCCGCTCTGACATCAGATCTACGCGCGTACATCGCTCGAGCGGCCGCGCTGGTCGCCGGCTGGTCGGTCATCTACTCGGATCACGAGTCGTCCCATCTCTGGCGCGAATCGCTTGACGCCGGCGCTGCGTACATACGATCCGTGCTCGTCGACGTCGAACAGGAAGGCTACGTCGACGTCTTGCCGTGGGAGCGCTGGTCCCAGCCCCAGAAGTCCGGCGACCGGCCTACGCAGGGCTTCGAGGTCCTGACCCTCGCCTGGGGCATCGCCCGCGGGCGCAAGGTCTGGAACGGCCCCGGGTCGATGACCGCCCTGCGCCACAAGGCACTTCGCGGTTCCCACGGTGCTTCCGTGAACAAACATCGGACCGAGAAACCGCTGGATCAGGCGCTCGACCTCGTGTCCTGGTTCTCCAACGCGCCACATCTGCCCTGGACGGAACGCTCCCAGCCGGCCCAGGACGGCGCTTTGCCAGTCTTCGACCCTTGCGCCGGGTCAGGCACGACGGCGCAAGCCTGCCGCCTTCTTGGCCGGGCGTTCGTTGGTTTCGAGCTCGACGCGGAATGGGCAGCGAAGGCCCAGGCGCGCGTTACAGCCCCGCTGTCCGACCGGGACCGGGAACGCGCTGAACGCTGGGTTCTCGCCACGCTGGCCGAGGCCTCGCGCGTGCCCGCGCCGCGCGCGCCGGACGGATCGGATATCAAGACCTGGGAACGCGCGCAGCGCAGGATCGCCGACGCGGAATTTGTAGGAGAGCAGTTATGATCATCATCCGCCGGAGTGCCGCGAACAATTGGACCTGGGTATTTCTCGGGACCCCGCACAAACGGGGCGCACGCTGCGCGGATGGCTTGTATCAGACCGTCGCCCATGCCTGGCGAGACGCTATGTTGTGGCACGGTTCGCGCACGCCCGTGCTCATCTACACGCGCTAATCCCGCGCTTCGAGCTTCCGTACGCGGTTCCGGATTCGACCGAGCTCATCCTCTACTTCCGCTTCTTTCGCGAGGCGCGCCTTCGTTTCGAGCGGTAGGCCGAAGTCACCATTCACGCGAACTTCGACCGCGCCGAGCCGGCGTTCGATCTCGACGTTCGAACGCCGGGCGTTCGCCTCGGCCGTAGCTTCGATGACCTGAACGACCGCGGCACCGGTCGCGGTGACAAGACCGACCAGCGCCGTCGTCGCAGTTACTACCAGCGCGAGCAAGCGCGCGAGCGGCATGTCCGCGGCCTTCGCTATGTACGACGTCGACGGGACCTTCGGCGGGGGCGGCAGCGGGGACGAGATCTCGTAGGCCGGGTGATTCCGGCGCGGGTCGCGGGCGATCATCGGTCCTCGTCCGGGCTGGCTTCCGCCGGCCAGAAACCTGCACGGATGCCTCGGCAGACGTTCGCTGTCTGTGGCGCCGCGGTCTGTGCGTGGTCGCCGTAGACCTTTCCGCAATGCACACACGGCCGCGCCACATTGCGCGGCAGCCCGGGCCGGGTGATCTCGTCTTCGTCTTTGGTCATCACATGCCGCCCCATTTCGACGCGGCGTACGTATGATACGCCGAAACGTTCGCCCCCGACAGGACCGCGGAATAAATCACGACTTCCGACACCACGCCGAGCCAATTCGACCCGCCGAAGTGATCGCACAGCATCAAGAACTGGTTGGCGGTCGCGAACGTTTCCGTCAGCGTGTCCGATGCTGTTTCGACGCCGTCGACGTACAGCTTGACTGCGCCGCCGCTCGACAGCGTGTACCCGATCGTATGGCGACCTTCTGCCGTGTCAACGCCGTCTTCGACGTTGTCCGTCTGCGAATGCATGCGAACGATCGCGTCATTGAAGGGCGACCCGGTCTTGTTCTGCACGCCGAGCACGAGTGGGTCATCTAGTGCCGGATCATTTCGCCAGGAACAGACGACGCGCAGCCCGCCGTCCGTCGGCGCGGTCGTTACGGAACAGACCATCGACAGGTTAGGCGTTCCGCTCAGATACGAAGCAAGGCCCCCGGTCTGCTCGAGCAAGCCAGCGGGCGAATTCGTCACGCCGGGATTCGCGCCGTTCCAAGCGGTCGCCGAGAATCCCGGCCGAAAGCCCGCGAGGTCGGTCAGATGGTAGCCGTTCCCGCTTTGGTCGTTCCAGATGTCGACGTTCCCGCCCGCGAGCGTTACGCCGACCATGGCGTCATACCACGCGAGTACGCTGCCAGGCGTCGCCGGCGTCCACGCGCCCGCTGGTAGCGTCGTTCGGCAGAAGAAGGACGGATGGCTCACGCGAAGCCTTTGCCGTACGTCCCCCAGTAATTCGTTCCGTCGTAGTAGAACGTGGCGAAGTCCACGGCGCCGTTCCCGGTCGACACGACGGGCGGCGTTCCGCTTTCCCATTTCACGCTGGCGGGCCAGGTGATCGTATACGGACCTGCGCCTTGCACGATCCGTATCTGGACGTGGCGATGCTCCGCCGGCGCGGTGAACGTGTACGTCACGTTTCCCGTTAGCGTGGACAGATGAAACGGACCGGTAGAGAAATCGATCGTGTCCGTGGTCGAGCTGTTCCCGTCGTCCACTTGGTTCGCGAGCGCGTTCGCGCCGGTCGGACCCGTCGGCCCAGTCGGCCCAGTCGGCCCAGTCGGCCCAGTCGGCCCAGTCGGACCCGTCGGACCCGTCGGACCCGTCGGCCCAGCGCCGCCAGCGTCGCCCGTGCGCGTGAATTGCAGAACGCATGGCGCGCCGTTCGACGGTAGCGTGCCGACGGAAACCGGCGTCAGCGCGATACGAACGAAGCCCGCCCCGTCGGTTGCGGTCCCAACGGTGAACACGCCAACCAGCACGCCCAGAGCGGTCTTTATCGTGAGCGTCCCCTTGTGGGTGCTCGTAGAGTCGTCCTGAGCGAGTAGGTAGACTTCGTGATTGACGGTTCCCGAGTCGACGTCGTCGATCGCGATCTCGACGATGCTGGCGATCGTCGCCGAACTCAGGCGGAAATCGCCCGCGCCTGGATCCGAAATTGTGGACGTCGACGAATCAAATAGGTAGGGCAGTCCAGCCGAAGCGCCCGCTGCGCCCGCTGTTCCGGTATCCCCCGTGGGACCGGTCGGCCCGGTCGGCCCGGTCGCGCCGGGTGACCCGGCTTTCCCGGCGGTGCCTTGGATGCCCTGATCGCCCGTGGGGCCGGTCGGCCCAGTCGGTCCGGTCGGTCCGGTTCCGCCGGTCGGCCCAGTCGCGCCCGTCGGCCCGGTCGCGCCTTGCGCGCCCGCTTTCCCGGCGGTGCCGGTCAGCCCAGTCTCACCCGTCGGCCCCGTCGGACCCGTGGGCCCAGTCGGGCCGTCCCCGCCTCCGCCGCTGCCTTCTTCCCAGTCCGGATAGAGATGCCCGTTCTCTCCAATGACCGAGACGATACGGTACCCCGCCGCCGGGATCGCCGGGACGGTACCCGGGCGCGCGTCGTTCGCGAGGCCTACCGAAACGATTTTCGCCATACCATCACCACGGAACGACGCGTGCGAGCTCCGGCGCGAGGACGCCGCTGAGTGAGTGTTCGAACGTCACGCCTGTTTCGTTCGCCTGCGTGGAAAGGTGCGCGGCCCATAGCGCGCCGTTGAAGGGTAGGATCCATTGCCACGTTTCGACCGAACCTTCGTGCGCCCGCGGGATCATGCGAGCCCATCGCGTCAGGTCGCGCGACGCCCACAAGAACTTCCCGGAGCCGATGATGACCGTTCGTCCGTGCACGCCGAGGCAAGTGAACGGCGCCGGGATCACTTCTTCCAGACCCAGCGAATGCGTGGGCGCGGTGCGTTGCGCCCACGAGGCCACGCCGGCGGGCGCTGTCCAGAAGGACCCGTCGTCACGCAGCATAAGCCAAAGACCGTGGGACTCAGACCACGCGAGGTGCGTTACGCCGGCCGTTCCGGTTAGGCCGCTTGAGCCATCGACCCAGGTTTCCGCGTCCGTGGACTTCGCAACGTAGGGTTCCGCGTCGATTCCGATCAGAGCTTCCGTCTCGTTCACCGCGACGCAAGTAGGCTCGCCTGTGTCCCAGAATCCCGTAACGTCGCTTTCTTCCCACGGGTCGTCCGCTGGGAGATCGGACGAGAAGAAGACTTGCCCTTCGGCCGCGAGAAAAAAGATCTCGTTGAAAAACCCCATCTGCCGACCGCCCGCGTTCACTGCGCCGGGTGACACTCCGCCATCCGACCAGGCTGCGCCGAGGTCGTCCGAGTAGCGGAATTCATAACCGCCGGACTCATCGGAGTATGCGACCAGGCGCACGTAGTGCGAGCCCAGGACTTCGAGGTGCCCGGCCGCGAGAACGGTAGCCTGCGACGCGAACCCGATCGCGCCTTGCAGCACCCACTCCCAGCCGTCGAGCGACATGTACAGACCGCTCGCGTTCACTGCGCACAGAACCTCCGCACCCATGTCCGTCCCGTTGTACCACTGCGCCGGCGCAGTGATCGGACCGCAGAAAAGACCGTTACCCATTCCGGAGAAGTCGATCGAAGCTGAGAACGATTTCAGCGGAGAGCTCCACGTCGTGGCGGCGGAGTCTACGATGCTAGCTACCGCTTCGCCGATCGTTCCGGAAACATGGTTATGCGTCTCCGGCGTGATACGTGTACCCGGTACGAAGCCTTGAGCTTCCTCGCCTTCGACCATCTCGACGCGTACGGGTTCCCCATCCCACGCGGTAAGCGGGGCGTCGTACGTCGTATCCTCGCCGCCGAGAATGGGGATCCGAACTGGTTGCTTGCGCAGGTCTCTTAGAAGGTCGCTCATTGGTTACACCATTTGACTATGGCCGTAGTCACCGGACCCGGCCGATTCGTCGTACTCGCTCCCATAAACCGAGCCCATTTCGGCGTCGTACTCGCTGCCCCAGGTCGCAGAGATCCCGACCGTAACCGGCGTCGTAACATGCAGACCTACTCCGCCCGAGGTCGCTTCGCCGAGTAGCCCGCCGATTTGTGAGGCAACCTCCGGGTTCGCAGGCAAGGTCAGAACCTCGACCTTCAGCGAAGCGTTCCCGGTATTTTGCACGCGCGCGGTTGAACCAAGCGCGCGCACGATAGCGAGCAGGTCTTCGGCCGATCCGCGCGAGCGGTTGATCAAGATCCGCGCACGGATCCGAATGCGGTAGTTCGGATCGTTCTGACTCTGGCGGGGCTCGCCTACCCGGTTGCCAAGATAGTCGAGGCTCAATCCTTCCGCGTTATCGATGTAGCGCGAAAGCAGAACCTGCCACATCATATTTTCGGCTTCTTGAATCTCTTCGCCGATGGCGCGTGCAATCGCGCGATATACCGGGCGCTTGAAGCGTTCGATGAGTCGAGCCTCGGCCTTGTTCGCGTGGGCCGTGACGACGCCAAGGCCGTCGACCTCGACCGAGTATTCGTGCGATTCGATCTCCGCGACGGTGCCGTCCGGAAGTGTGATCTCGGTCACGCTCACAGTACGACCACGCTGATTCTGTCGACGTCGAACACCGCGCGCTCGCGGTAGCCCATGGGTATATTAGCCTCGAGCGTCGGCGGGAACGACAGTCCAATAGCGAAGGCGGGAACATCTGCGACGCCGGTTACAGCGAACGCCTTGGATTTCAGATACAGCGCGATCACGTCGTCGTCGATCTGGTACTCGTTGCCCGACGCTGCCATCGAGATCTTGAGCTTCTGCGCGCCGTCGTTCGGGAAGTTCGCGCCGCGCGTGATCGACATGTTTATGAAGACCTCGCGACGCGTCACGCGCGAGAAGTAGACCGTCTGCTCGTCGCCTTCCGAGTCGATCGCGGTCCCGCTCTGATCGCCGTGGGTATCGATGCCGCCAGCGACGCCGCTATCCCACAGGACCTGCGCGATCAGGTCGTCGTCGACGCTCGGCGTGTCGCCGTCGTCGATGATCGCTTCCACGCTGTGCGGCGGCAGGCCGTTCGCGTCGTACCAATTCGTCTTGTTCTGCAAGACGAGAACTTTCTCAATCGTCTCGAACTCGGGCGTCGTCGTCGTGTCGAGCAGGCACGCCCGGATAGCGCTGACGGTCGTAGACCCAGCCTGCGCGCGCTCGTCGGCCCACCGTTGGCGGAACTCGATATTCGTCGCCACGTTGCGGCCGATGATGGCGATGTCTGGATTCGTCACGCTGTTCCAACCACTGATTGGATTGTCGATGACCGTCAGCGTATCGGCGTTCACTGATACCGGGCCGAGCACAGTGCAGACGAAGTTCCCCGGGACATCGGCCGGTGAGACCCCCGCGTTCTCGACGTCTTCTTCGAGCTCGAACTGGATATCGGGACGGCCCAGGACGCTGACCAGCGAGCCAGCGGGTACGAGCGTACCAGCGTCGAGATTCAGAAGCGCACCTTCAACGCGCGACGCTCGCGCTCCGATGCGCGAGGATCCGGTCAGGGCGAGCAATTGATCCAGCGGAACGTCGAGCGTTCCTTCCGGGTCGCCGCTCGTATGCACCAGGTATCCAAGTTCCCAGACCTCGGCGATCTCGGAAGACGCCGCGCCGACGATTTGGCCGAGTGGCGCCGTGGACGAATAGTCCTGGGAAGGACCGACTGCGGACGAGGCTTGCAGCTTCTCGACGATAGATTGCTGGATCGCCGTGAGCGGTTTGATCACGAAGCCCGCGGGAAGTACGCCGTATTCGGTCATTGATCCAAGCCTCCGGATGCGACGCCGATCACGAACGGGCCACTGATGTCGTCGCCCGTGTCGGTCTCAGCGACGAGGTCGACATACAGGGTCCTGTTCGGATTGTCGTACCGCAACGCGACGGACTCGACCGAGCCCACGCCTACCGTAGTGATGGCAGCGTCACGAAATAGGGATTCCAGCAAGGCGCGATCGAACTTTTGGCCGTATACGAGCCGGAAGTAGTCGATCCCCTCACGCGTATCCAAGAACCACTCGCCGGCCCAGAAATTGAACGTGGCCGAGAGGTTCTGACGAACGTATGTCGGACGGTCTGGCACCACGCGGAGACCCTTGGACAAATCCCAGTCCCCGGTAGCGTCCTGCAAAAACGTCGTGAGCTGCACGTATACAGCCTAGCCGATGGGTAGGACCGTGCCAGGCGGGGGCGCTACCGCCGCGGTACACGTGCGAGTAGCCGTATCGAGCGCCGTAGCCATCGCCGCCGCGAAGGCGTCCTTGCTGTTCGGCCCCGGCGCCAGGGCCGCCAGCGCTGCCGTGATAGCGCCCGCGCCGGGGCATGAGGCACAGACGCCCGACTGAGCGCCGGCGACGGCCACGGCCGTCCAGTAAGTCGCAACGGCCGACGAGAACGCCGCGGCCGAGGTCGCCGCCACGCCGGAGGCGAATGCCCCCGCGAGTGTCGCAGCCATCGCCGCGCGCTTCCCGGTCAGGACTGGTGTCGAAGACCCGAACATAGCGCCGGCGCAGTAATCGTCGTAGGCCCCCGCCCAGGCATCGCCGGCCGCGGCGAAGTCTGCCTGATCGGAATCGAGCAACGCGCGGATCGCGTCCTGGAGGCCAGCCGTGTCCAGGGCCATGGCTACGCCTTCAGTTTCGTCGAGCTCGCCTGCGCTCCGACGGCCGCGAGGTTCCCCGGCGTGGTCGGACCGAACGGGGTGCCGAATGACGCCATCGAGTCGAGGTTTTGCTGGATCGCGTCGACCGCGGACTTGAGCGCAACGAAGTCCTCGGCATCCGACGCCCCGCCCACGCGCGCGATCGATGCCGTGAAATGGATGCGCACGCCCGACTCGAACCCGATCGAGTTCCCCACGTTCGACCCAGGCCCGCCCTCGGGGCGGACGAAAGGGATCGCGATCGGGTACGAGGGCCCGTGCTTATGCGTGTCGACAGCGTCCGACACCTTGCCGGTTCCGCGCCAGCCCGTTGCGCCGTAGTCGAGATATACCAGTAAGACCGCGTCGCCGGCGACGAGCACGGTATTCCCGGAGAGCCCGGACCCGCCCCACTGCGCAACCATAACGTTCTGTACGAGCGGCGACGGGGTCTGCACGATATCGCCATCATCGGTCTCGAGCGGGCGCTTGATCGCGGGTTGGACGGTACAGGTCTTCGTCCCGTCGTCGTAGGACTTGACGATGCCGATCCCGGCGACGCGAAGATTCAGAAGCGCGCTAGCTAGCGCCGCCTGGACGAGGCTTTCGTCTTCGGGGTTCCCACGTTGCGCGCTCATGTGAACACCTGGCCAAGTGTCGCGCGCGCGTAGGCGAGATCGAGATCCACGCTACGCGCCGCCGCGGCGCCGGTCTGCACGAGGCATCCGAACGCGCAGGACGTCGACGGCAAGGTAGCGCTGTGCGTGAAGCGCAGCACCTCGTTGATCCAGAATTCCCACGAGCCGCTGGCCAGCCGGCGCGCCTCGAGCGCGTACCAATTGTTTGCGGCCACGGTCGCCGCGTTGTTCGCGGTGCTAGACGCGCCCTGCCGCGTGACCATGCGCCAGTTCGCTGACACGGCCGGGTCAAAGTCGAAGTACGCGCCCGCGGTCCCGCCGTCCGCCGCGGACACGTCGACCATCAGACCGAGCCGGATCGTGATCGTCGTGATCGTCGGGATACGAACGACCCACCGGAAGCGGTCGAATAGCGCCGGGTTGAAGTTCGCATCATTCGCCGCGCTTCCGAGGTGGAGGCGCTTATTGTTTCCGCTCGTGGCGCCCGTCGTGAGCCGGAGCACGCCCGGATGGTAAAGCCCGCCGGCCTGCTTCGTGTTCGTACCCGCTGCGCTGGACGACTCCGCGAAGTTGTCCAGCGCCGTCGCCGCGACAGCGGCCGACCCGAAATGCTCGTACAGCTCGAAGATCTCGGGCGGCCGTACGAGCGTCGCGAGGCCTAGGTCTTTCATGCAACCGTAACGACGCGAAACTGATTCGAACTGGGAGCGCTGGCGAATCGCACGCGCACTGTGTTCGCGTCCGGCCGTTCGACGTCGCAGCCGATCGTGTCCCATGGCGACGAATTGCGATAGACCTCGACCTGTACGTCGCGCGTATTGAAGTTATGCGTGATGTCGTATTGTGTCGCCGACCCGTCCCCCACGCTCGTATTGTTCTTACGCGCGCGGCCCGGCCAAGCTGCGAGCTTTAGCGGCGTGACCGTGCGCGCATCGTCCGTGCCGGCGTCGACCTCCGCTTGCGTGGCGAGCTCCGCGATACCCGCCGTAGTCTCGCTCGCGGCAGGTGCGCTGTTCCCGTCCGCGGTCCAGTTCACGGCGCCGCTATCGAGCGTAAAGTTGATCGACGTCTGGCGAAACTTCGCGCCCGCGTCTGTGCCTTCTTCGACGATGACCGTCGCCTGCTCGAGCTCTGCCGCGGTGCTTGCGTCTGGCGACCGCGTCGCCGGCGACGCGGCGCCGTTCCAGATATAGATACCGTTCTGGCTCGCCGTGCTCTGGTGCCGCGCGATGAATCGGTCACCGGAGGCCAGCGTGATCCCGTTGATCGTCGCGCCCGGCGCCGCGAGATTGATGTTAGCCGTGGACGAGACGCGTACGGAATCCTTCCAGGCGACGCCCTCGATCAGGCTGTCCGCGTATGCCTTCGTCGCCGCGTCTTGCGGCGCAACTGGGTCGAGCAGTCCGACGATCCTCGCCTGCGAGTTGAAATCGAGATCACTGTAGATTTTGCGGGACATGGGATCAGATACACCTTACCACGCCGGCCAGCGGCGCATTGAGAAGGACGTGAAACTGGTTCGGGGACACGTGTACGACCTCGGCGTCGAACACCGCGCCGCCGAGCGTATGCAGCGTGTAGTGAGGGCATCGGCCGAGGTTATGGTTGACGATCCATGTCGCGCTGGCTGCCGTCTGCGCGTGCTCGTACTGTGAGAGCGCGCCGATACCAGGCAAGCCGCGGTCGCCCTTCGGACCGGGCACGCCGGCTGCACCGCGGGGACCAGGACCGCCAGGACCCCCCGCCGGACCGGCGGGACCAGTCGGCCCACGCGGACCCGTCGGTCCCACGATCGTAACCTCGACATCGTCGACGTAGACGCGGCTCATGGGTACCAGCCATGATCGCGTAGCAAGCGCCAGAAGTTGCATCCGGGCGTGCAACCGTATTCACGATGGGCCCATAGACGGCGTGGCGGATGATAGGTACTCATTTCTTTTTCGCGGTCTGCGCCTCGATAGAAACGTACCAGTCATCGGCGTATGTGTCGAAGACGTACTCACATTTCTCGATGCGTGCAATCGCCGTGACGAACGAATGCTTCACGTGCACCTGCCGCCCGGGCAGAACGTCGCCTTGGATAAACGTCGTGCATTCGACGACGCCCTTCGACGAGATCGACGGCGCGCCGACTAGCGCGGATTCTTCGAGAACGATCGCCTGCGCCGCGAGGGCTTTGCCTACATCTAGGATCTGCAACGCGCCATCCTGGATCGACCATTCGAGTCCCGCGGACTTGCACAGTTCATCTAGGTAGTGCGGCGCGTGGCCGTCCAGCGTACAGCCCTCGGTATAGATCGACACGGCCTTCCCAGCGTTCAGCTTTCGCACAGCCGTGTCGAGGTTCCCGACCTTGACGCCGAGCGCCTTGGTAAGCTCTTTCAGAACGTCGCCAGGCTTGGCGCCTGCGCCGAAAGACTTCTGCACCTGCGCCGTCTGCATCTTGGCGCCTTCGTCACTCGTCGTGATCGTAGTGATGACATCGCCGGGGCCGCGCTTCTCATGGCGCACGTGCAAGGCTTGGCCCCGGAAGATTTGCGTTAGCTGGCCTTCGTATCCAACCGTCACGGAAACCGTCGGCCGTGCGGTCTTCGTCAGGGCGTTCCGATGGTCAGGGCTGAGATTGTAGACCGTGAGGTCGCATTTGTTTGGCTCGCGCTTCAAGGTCTTGCAGGCCTTGCCGGAGACGCGGAGTCCGGGCGAGTGGACGCCCTCGATCAGGATCGTATCGATCTGTACGCGCAGCTTGCGCTTATTGAGGATCGTGTCGGGCATCCCATTCTTCCTTCGTCACGTAGACGAGTTCGGTCAGGGTATCGAACGCGGGGGCGTCGACGAGGCCCGTAGCGTCTACGAAGAAGATCTCCCCCGGCGGGACTGCGAGGTGGTGAAAGCGGGATAGCAGCGGACGGTTCGCAACGATCGCGATACCGGACAAGGCTAGGACGCCTTCGTCCGAAAGGATCGCCAGCGCCCAAGTTCGCGCTCGCGCGACCCATGCGAAGTCGAACGTGTACGAGACGCCTTCGAGCTCGACTCGTTGCTGAAAGAACGCGGCGCCCTGGGGGATCGTGATCGTCAGCATTTTAGGTGCCTCCGATGATGCCGGCCGTGACGGTCTTCTTCGGACCCGGCGGAAGCTCCGCCGCGCTGATCGTAACGGATTCTTTCTTAGCCTGCCCGCGAGGTTCGAGCGGGAGCGGCAGGGCTTTCGCCGATTTCGTCGTCACGAAAGATAGCTGCCGAAGAGACAGGTCGATCGCGCCGTCCTGGCCATCTTCCGCCGCGCGCGCGATCTTGATCTCTTCGAGGCCCATACTCTTCAGTCGGGCCACGGACGTACCTACCGTGATTAGCGCGCCTTCGGCGCGGAGCTGCATCAAGGTCGATAGAACCTTCCGGAGTCGGCCGGGCGCGGCGGCAAACTTGAGCGCCGTGTATGCCGTCGGCCCGGCCGCGGCGCCCAGACCTACCGCGCTGGCAATGGCGCCCACGCCGGCCTTGACGCCATCGGTAAGCCCCTTCGGGGATAGCAGTGGCGTAAGGGTCGGGTATACATACTCCGGCAGCGGGATTGATTGTGTCTTTCCCTTATGCTTGTCGTCCAGGTCGCCGCGCGTGGGGGTCTCCGAAAAGAACAGCCGCACATTGACGATGATCTGCTCGGGCCGGATGTGGTCGGTCGGGATCGACCCGTCCTCGACCGCGTGTTCTGTGATCGCGCTCGCAGCCGTGAGATCTTCCGACTCCCAGGCGTCAGCATAGATACGCGTCGCCTTCCCGGACTTGGGCGTGTACTCGATGTACGGCAGTTCGTCGCGCGGGCGGGGCATCTTATTTCTTAGCCCGTTGCGTTAGAGCTTCCAAGGCCGTGCGGTTATCCGTGCGCAAGGCCTCGGCGACAGCAGCCTTGATCGCGTTCTTGTCCGCGGCCGAGGTGCCCGCGCCGAACGTCAGGTTCACAGTCTTGTTATCGTTCAGGACGGCCGTGGTACCGAACTGCGACGCGGCTGCGAGCGTTCCCGTAACCTGCGCAGGCGCGAGGCCGACCGCTTCGGCTTTCGCCGCGGCGCGCTCGCGATTGATCCGATCGGTTCGCGACTCGATCGCGGGCGGGCCAAATTCACCGGCGCGCAGGCCGTTCTTTCCGCGCCCGTAGTTCTCTTGCGCGCGACGACCTTCCGCGGTGAATTCGAATTCACCGGTCCCGGTCTGCCGCTGGTACGCGCGGATGTCACGAGCGTCGCCGCGCTTCTTCGTCGCGTCAACTTCGGCTTCTTGTGACTTCGTGTCGATCTTGAGTGCCGTCTTTACGATGTCCGGCAAGACCAGCGCATCAAGCAGGCCGTTCCACATTTGCATGGCGCCGAGGATGAAGCGCTCTAGCGCTAGATCCATGTCGTTCATCACCGAGAGCCAACCCTCGAGCGAGGCGTCGAACGTCGACCCGGCGTGCGTCGTCAGAAGCGTGAACCCCGCGATTGCCTTGTCGGTAAATGAGGCCTGTGAATTCCCCATCGTCTCGTATGCTAGATCGACATTGCCGGAGAACAGCGAGAACGCGCCGATAGCGTCGTTACACCAATCGCGAACCTTGTCGGCCGAGCCGTCGCCGAAAGCCGCGTCTAGCAGGCTGGCGATCGCAGAGTCCTTGCCAGCGAGGAATCCGAGCACCTCATCGACCGCGAGGAAGATGCCCGCGAACTTGAGACCCTTGCCGATGAACGGACGGAGCGCGCCGAGCAGCGGACCTGCGAGCGTCGCCGCCATCGCGATCCCGGCGTTGTCTGCCAGCGTCGTCGACTTCGTGAAGTTCGAGATCGCGCCGACGCCCTTCGAGACGCCTTCGAGCAACTTTGATAGTTGCGGGAACAGTGCGCCGGCGATCGTCCCTTTCAGGGCGAACATAGACCGGTCGAGGCGCGCGAGATTGTCGCGGTACTCGCCGGCCTGGGCGATCGTCTTCGCGTCGACGATGCCGCCGCTTTCGTCCAGTTCCTTCCGTAGCTCGGCCAGACCCTCTTGCCCGCGCTCGAGCGTCGGGATCAGGCGCACGCCCGCGCGCCCGAATAGGTCGGTAGCGACCTTCGCTTTTTCGGCAGACGATCCGAGCTTGCCGAAGTTCGCGAAGACTTGCGGCAGGACTTCGTTCAGCTCCGCGGACTTCGCCGGATCGATCTCAAGCGCCTTTAGCGCTTCCGATTGCGTCGACGTCGCCTCGGTCGTTTTGCCTAGGCTCTTCTGCAAAAGCGTCAGGCTGGAATTCATCTCCTCGGTCGAGGAGCCAGACTTCTGCGCGGCGAACCCGAGGACCTGCAAATCGTCCGTCGTGATCTTCGTCTGCGCGCTCAAGTCGTCCAGGACGTCGAGCTGCGCCGCGAAGTTGTTCAGGCCACCGACCAGCGCGTTCCCCGCGAAGACAGACGCGAGCCCGCCCGCGAGGCTGAGTAGGGATTCTTCCCCGCCCTTCGCCTTCGCGGCGATCTTGTCGATGCCCTGCCCGGCTTGGTTGAGCTTCTGCTGTCCGTCGAATGCGAACGAGAAGCGGGCGAATATTTCGCGCAGGGCCATCAGTCCACCGGCCTTGCGCGCGCGTCAGCCACGGCGTCGATCAATGCGTTCGCCGCGACCACGCGCGGTAGGGGCCACTCAGCGATCTCGTCGAACGATGCTCGAAGGTCGGGCGAAAGCACGAGTCTCCAAATCACCCATTCGTCGCGACATCCGGCTGGGATGGCGATTCGGATCCCTTGGCCTTTGCCGCCAGGGCGCTTAGGACCCGCTCCGCCAATGAGCCTAAAAAATCGCCGGTCTCGAATTCGACGGCTGCTTCGATCCACTTCGCGAAGTCGCCCATACGCCCGGCGAAGTGGACGTCGATGCAGTCCGCCAGCGTAACGCTCGCGCCGCTGTCGATGTTCTGGACCTGCGTGTACTTGCTGAACGCATTGACGACGAAGTCTAGCGTAGGGCCAAGGTCCGGGGATTGCAGAAGGTACGCTACCGCGTTCGCGAGGCGTTCGCTACCGCGCCCCTGCGCCATGCCAGCGAACAGAGCAGCGCCGGCGTTCCCCAGGCGCGCGCATACTTGCAGGCTTACGCGCGCCGGGGCGTGGTTCAGGACGTAGCGATACCCGCCAACCTCGAGGGTATTGCTAGCCATTACGTACCCGCTTCGACGACCTTGGGATTGACGACGACGATTTTCCAGTCTCGTGGGCCGGCTTCTTCGCCGTACGCGATGGCCGGGAAGCCCTCGATCCACGCCTCATCCGAGACGAAGAGCGACGCGCCATTGCCGTCTCGAACCATGAGCGGGGACACGCCGGCGCCGCCCGCGGAGAGTAGATCCTGATTCAGGATCCCGGTAAACACGCCGTTCGACCGCGAGGTCTGCATGAGGTGCACAGTTAGCTTCGCGATTCGACCGATGATCTTCGAGCGCGTCACTTGACCGTCGACGCCCTTGACCATGCGGAAACACTCGGTATCCCATTCGATGTCGATCATCGAACTTGGGGCATAGCCCTCGATCGGGATCCCCGCGTATAGAAACTGGACTTGGTCGGGATCGTAATGCTTGGTTGCCATGGTTCCTGCTTACAGCTTGACGAATACGGAGCAGCGAGCCTCGCGGATTGCGCCGCTGTAGGTGTACTCGATCACGATACCGGGCCCGCCGAGCAGGCGCGCCGAGCGCTCGTTGCTCGGGATCTGTCCGAGCGTCGGGACGCTTACCGTCGGTTCTAGTCCGAGCGAGTCGACGGCGAGGATCCCGCCTGCCGTGATACCGGCCTGGATCTGCGCGCGGCATTCGCTTTCATACATCGCGAGGCCTACCTTGGACATCGGGACGCGATCGTTGTTCAGCGTGAGCGCCGCGAAACGTTCCTGCAAACGGATTGCGAACCAGTCCTCGAAGCGGGTCTGATCCATCGGCTTACCGCCAGCCGCGTCGCCGCCGAGCGTATGCACGCGCCCAGCCGTCGTCTCGATGACGGTGTATCCCTTCGAGCGAAGGTCCGCCTTTTCGTCCGGCGTCAGGTTCGAAGCAGGGACGCCCGTCAGCGTCTTCGCATTGAAGTCACCACCGGCGTGCGGCGGCGAGCCCGGGTCGAACGGTGCACGTTCGGCCATCATCGCAACGCCAGCCATGCCATCCGTTCCGACCTTGTCGAAGATGCAGATGGTTCGCGCGTACGAGACGGCATCGAGCAGCGATTGAATATCGCCCGTTTCGCCCGTGTCGCGCGCGTTCGAGTCGGAAGTCGAGCAGCCGAAGAGTACGCGCTGAGTTTCCGCCCAGTCCGCGACCTCTTTCGTGATTGCCTTGGAATTGTGCGCGCAGCCAAGGTGGTACCAGTCAGCGTCGACCGCACGGATGGCGCTAAGGTTCGCATCGACACCGGGATCGGGCGTGCGGTCTTCGACGTCGATCCGGTCGTGGTTCCAATCGCGGATGTAGAACCAGTTACCCGCCGCCATCGAGAGGTCGAGATGCGTCGCCGTTGCGCCGCTGGCCGTGACGACGAGGCCTTCGAGATCTTCTCCCGAGTCGTCGAGATCTTCGATCGCCAGTTCGATCGCGTCGCAGATCTCGTCTACCGTGCCGTCTTCGTCAGACGTGATCGAGATGTCCACCGGGGACTTGCCCACGAGTTCGAGCGTGAAGGAGTAGACCGTCGCGTCGTCCGCGGCCGGAGTGAGGCGGATGCTCGGCACCGGCGCTGCCGTCATGCGAAGCATCTTGATCGGCGACGGCTGGGGCGATTGCTGCAACGCGCGCTCGAGCGCGATCACGGCCGGGTGGTTCGAATCGAGAAGCGGATCGTCCTCGGTACCGGTCAGGGCGGCCTTCGACGTGACGACCGTCGAGAGATCGCCGCCGAACATTGACGCGGGGAAATGCGCCAGGATGCCCAAGGTTCCGAAACCGACCTGCGTAAGGGCGGGACCCTCGCCGGCTACAATGACTGTCGAGAAATCGTCGAGTGACATGGGGTGCCCCTTTCAGGGTAGCATACACGTATGGGTTCTGTCACGGGTCCTCTTCGAGCGGGTATTCAGGGGATACCGTGGTCGTTACGAGCGCGCTTTCGATCGTCGTGATCGGGGCGTCTTGCGCGAAGGACGCTCCGTTGAATACGAGCCGGCCAATGTATACGGACACGGGTCGGCCGTCCTCGCCATCATACTCGTCGTCTGCGATCTCGTCCCAGTTCGTATACGCCAGGCCGATCGCTTCGAGTTCATCCGCGGCCGACGGCAGACGAATACGATCGACCAGAGCTCGGAAGTGTTCAGACGCTGGCGTGCTCTGGTTCGGGCACTCGATCCGGACTTCGATCGTGTAGATGCGCTGGCCGTGAAGTGATACAAGAACCGCGCCGAGTCGCGCCTCAGGATCTTCGGGGTCCGGCTCGTACGTGTCTCCGACGATCGCAGTATCAGCGTCGTATACCGAGCGCAGTTCATCGCGACCGATCGGAACGACTTGAGCGATGTACCAATGCAGCGTGGTCGGATTTGATGGCGACGCGAACTGTCGCGGCACGTCCCGCGACTGAACGACGCTTGGGCCGCTCGTCCCGCTGGCGCTCGGCACGGCGCCGGGCACGGTCGAGAGACGAGCGAAGAGCGCAGAGAGCGCAGGCTCTAGGGTAGACCATGCGGCCGTCGTCATCGCAGCGCCCGCCGAACGCGCTTCGTGGTTCGCTTGAAAGAGCGCTTCAGAAACCGCGATAGCTTGCGCGTGTTCTTCGCGGCGAGCTTGCGAACTTTTTTCGTCGTGCGCTGGATCTTCTTGTTGCGCCGAGCGATGGCGCGGTTCCGCTTGCGCCGAGCGAGCGAGGCGCGCGCGGCCTTCCGCGCCGCGGCGCGCGCTGCCTTGATGGCTACCGGTGCGCCTTCGACGACCGACCCAATGGCGCCCCACATCTGCCCGGACGCAATGAGCGGCGTCGTAGCACCGGGGTACTTGCGCAGCTTGCGTTCAAGGTACGAGGACGACAGCGCCGGCGAGATTCCGCTTGAGATCCTTTGCCGAGCAAGCCCGGCGATGTGCTGGCCGGTCTGCGCAAGAAGCTTCGCTTCGAGCCCCGGGTCTTTCGACTTGAGCACCGCCGCCGCGGCCTTGCGCAGGCCTGCGATGATGTCCGACTGGTTCGCGTCGATCGTGTCGCCGAGCCAGGACCGGCGCGGGACGCCGATGCCGTGCTCGTGCGCGTTCGCGATCTGCCCTACGGTCGCGGTCTTCGAATCGTTCGCCTTCGCCGCGGCAGCGTCGCCGAAGATCCCGACCTTCACGCGCGGGCGGGTCTTGTTCAGGCGGGCCTTCAGAAGCGACCACCCGTTATCCTTGACGGTAACGGGCATCACTCCTCCGTATCGCAGCCCGGGATCGCGAGGCCCATGCCGCACGCGTACAGCGCCGCGAGGCGTTCGCGTTCTTGCAGGTACAGCGTCCCCGCTTCGATCGGGATCGCCTTCTTGCCGATGATCCGCGCGTCCCGCCCGAGCGGGTCGGCCGCGAGGATGTGCGCAGCGAGCCACATGACTGCCTCCGTGCGCGAAGCGCCGAACGAATCAGCATCCGTCTGGATCTCAGCCGCTGCCAGCGCGGCCGAGATCCGGGCGGGATCGTTGGCGTAGACCGTCGCGAATTCGCCGCGAACCGCGATGAATTCAGCGGCGGTCATGGCGTTACGCGCAGGGCTTCAGCGCGCCGGCTTTGACGTAGGCTGCGATTGACTCGGCGTACTTCGCGCAGAGACGATTGGAGATCTCGATCACGCGAGCGCCCGAAAGCGAAAGCGTGATCGACGTCGAGCAATGCTCGGAAGTGTCGGCCGAAAGCGTGAGCTTCGTCCGCTGCCGGTGGTCTCGTACGACGAACTTCATGGCGGTGTTTCGGGGCCCCGCGGGCGGGCCCCGTCCTTGGATTACTCAGCCGCTTCCGCGTCGAGATCCATACGCGCGCACGCGAGGGGGTATCGAACGTGGAGACCACCGACCGCGCCGTGCGTGAGCACCTGATACGCGTAGCCTTCGGCCTGGGGCGGAAGCTCACGGAAGTCGTACTTCAGCACGAACTCCAGAACCATCTGCGTGTTCTTGTATGCGATCGCCTTCGGGCCGCCGGCCTCGCTCGCGGTGTTCAGACGCTTCCAGAAGTGAACCGTCACGCCCGGGAACTTCGCCTTGAGGGCGTTGAGCCGCGACGTTGAGTCGTAGCGCGAGAAGCGCCGGTCGAGGACGGGCTTGGCACTCAGCGGCAGGATGAGCGTGTCGGCCGTGAAGTTCTCGGCGCTGTTCTGCTCGACCGCATTGAGCAAGGCACTGAGGTCGTTTTCGAGGGCCGTGGACTTCGCCTCGTAGTCATCGGGATCCGTGGGCTCGGCGGCCGAGAAGTCCCATTCGCCAGCCGTCGGAACGACTTCCTGGAAGGCCGTCGAATTCGTGAGGCCTTCGATTCCTCGGTCCGAGTCGCCGACTGCGATCACGTTGTCCAGGAACTGCTCGTGGCCGATACGGCACGACAGGGCGCGCTCGCGCTCGAGCGGGACGCCCGCGTACGCCGCGCGTTGCAGATCCTGCACGCTGTATTTGTAGCTCGACCCGTAGTCGTAAAACGCCTTCGGGGTTCGCTTCTTGAACACATCGGCAGAACCGACCGCGCTAGAGTAGTTCGTGAGCCACTCGACCAGGGCGATACGATCCCACATGTCGTAGTTCCAGGAATCCGCGCCGTCCGGCACGGTCGTGAACTTGACGAAGAGCCGACCTTTGATCGGGTCGGTGAGAACCTGGTACGACTGGGCCGAGACGAACTCGACCTCTCGCGCCAGGATCGCCGTGTCGCCGGCCGCATCGGTGCGGGCCACAACAGAACCATCGGCGCGGGTCTCGTTCAGGACGCCGAGCTCTTCGAGCGCGCGCTTGTGATTCTCGAAGTTCGGGGTGTTCAGGATGCGGAGCATTTTCGTGGTTCCTTGGTACTCGTTGAAAACTTAGGCGGTCGGGCCAGTCGGGCCGGTCGGGCCAGTCGGGCCAGTCGGGCCAGCGGCGCCGGTAACGGCGTAGCCGATGCGAGCGATCACGCAGAGCGAGGCGCTGAACGATCGTTTGACGACAGCGCCCGCGAGTAGAGCCGCGTTCGCCGTGTCGACGTCGTTTCGAACCATGCCGCGCCCGGTCGAGGCGTGGACGACATAGACCGCGTCGCCCTTCGCCATCTGTTCCTGGCTCGTCACGACGATACCCGGGCCCTGCTCGACCACGGGGATTGCGTCGCCGATTGCGTATTCGGCGCTGGTACCGTTCGCGGCCTTGCTCATATCGAGCAGCGCGAAGCCCATGCCCTTCAGCGTGACCTCGTCGGCCGTAGTCGGAAGCTTGCGCTTGCCCTCCGTCGAACCTTCGGACACGAAGAGCCCGGCAGGGATAGCGGCTACCTCGACCACGCCACGGCCGTCGATGTGAAACTGATCGATCGGGCCGATGGTCTGGCCGGCGCGTGCCGACGGAAATTGTTCCAGCTGAGTGGTTTGGGGCATTGTCGTAGGTTCCTGGTGCTGTCTGGGAAAATCTTGTTAGACCGAGACGCCGAGCTTCTTAGCGCCTTCGAGGTGGGCGTTGCGAATGGCCTCGGGGGAGAGCGCCGCGGCGGCGTCCGCGCGCGAGGCGCCGGTGCCATTGAGAGCGGCGACCACTTCCGCGGCCTTGCTCGACGGTGCGAGCGTCGCGTCGAAGCGCGCTTCGACGTACACGTCGTCGCGGCCTTCGGCATTGAACGAAGAATCAGCGCGCTTGATCACGGCGACCCGGAGATCGCGATCGCTCGCGTCGGCCTTGAATTCCGCGCCGAGCACGGGCTTGACCTTGGCTTCGAGCGCCGAGCGCTTCGCCTTGGCAACCTCGGCATCGTGCGCCGCAACGGCCTTGGAGAGGTCGGCCACCTGAACGGTGAGCGCGTCCGCGCGCGCCGCGAGTTTCGTAACCTCGGCCTGGGCCTCGGCACCTTCGAATTCTTTTCCGTTGATCGTGAGTTTCATGGGTGGATCGTCCTGGACAGTTTCGGGGATTTCTTCGCCGGCTGCATCGAGACGGCATTGCGCGCCCATGCGACCTTTGCCCGGTTCGAGCATGGCGACATGGTTGTATCGAATCGCGGTCTGGCGCTGGTCGTAGCGCTGGCCGGCGTACTCGCCCGGCGTCGGGTCGATCACGCAGCCGTAGCCCGCGGACAGTTCCGCAAGGGTCTTGCGCTCGGCACCTTCGATCGCGTCCTGCCGCGCGAGCACGAGGCTTGCGCGAACGAGCTCGCCATCGGCGCGGACCGAGCCGGCGCGGACATGGCCAGCGACGGCGCGCGCTGCGTTGCTCGGCGTGACCGCGTTCCCGGCTGGGTGACCAATCGTGACGGGGACATCTTCGAGACTCGCGAGGGAGTCCGCGTGGAATACGTCGTCCGGGTGCCGGAGCTCGCGCACCATTGAGCCGTCCGCGCGCTGATACGTGAACACGCCCGTGCGCGTAGGCGCAGCCGTAACGCGGAGGAGACCCCCCGCGGTACGGTCTACGGCATCGATACGAGATTCAGCGAAACGGAGAGCCACTACTCCGTTAGCGTCGCATGACTCGCGTATGCGTGCAACCTATCGGGAAATGCGCGCATACTGCGCGCGGACGGACTTCGGCAGGCCTTGCCAGCATTCGAGGCATACGGCGGCGAAATGTGGGACCTCGCTCGTGGCTGACCATTCCGCCGTCCGCTTTTTGCAGCATCGACAGTCGTGCAGTCTATGCCGCCCCACACCGCCGAGGTTATACCCGTTGAACATGATCTGCCCGACCCGGCCCCCGCAATTGACGATCACTTCGTCGCCCCCGCGCACGCCTTCGCCGCCGCGCCGAGGAACATTCCGCCGGCGCCGCCGAGTAGCAGACCGAGCGCGATCAGCGCCGCGGCACCGAGCTTGAACCACGGAACCGTGTCGCTTGCCTGGCACGTGTCGAGCGGGTAGCCGCTCATGATCTGGCGGTACGGTTCGGACTCGCGCTCGTACCCTGCGCTTGCGCGCGCGTCGATATTCGATCTAATCATTTCGGTCTGTGCTCCTCGGTGGTAATGAAGTCGGTCTGGTGGCAGCGTCATTCGCTCTGTCGTGTATCTCATTGCATCGATCCACTTCCGTTCGCCGACCAGACGCGCCCGGTGCGATCCATGAAAGACCATGAGCGCCCGTGCTTCAGCCCTGCGCGGAACAGCGTCCAGACGGGGGTAATTGTCAACGAGACAGCGTGACGTTCGTTCGTCAGGCGATTCGTGTCGCCGGTGTGAAATGCCTGGTACGCCGGTCGCCACTCGCCACGCCAGAGATACGGGATCGCTTGGACGTATTCGCCGCGAAGTAGTTCCGATGAGCACCAGATCCAGGGATGGTCGTGCCAGCCACGATCGGGATCGCTCTGGTGGAAGTGGTGCAAGAACAAGAACGGCGCGCCCGCGAGTCTCGCCACCCATTGAGGGAAGTGCCACCGCGAGAGATACGGCGTGCCGTCCGGCGCTGGGATCAGTTCATATCGCGCGAGGAAGAATGCTAGGCTGCGCCAGACGAGAAAGCGAATCACTTGGCGTCCGTCTCGCGACGAGCCGCCCAGCCTTCCGACAATGCACGCAGCAGGCCACTCTCGGTCCGGCGTCGCGTACGTTCGAGCGTTGCGAGTTTCCTTGCGAAGGCCATCGCCTCGGTATCGCAAGAGGTCGGTGGCATCGTCGCGCGGTCGTCGTTAGGCATGTCCCTGTTATGCGGTATGCGAGGCATTTTGGCCAGGGACCCCGGTCGATTTATTTCCGAATTGTGGGCGTATGTCCCACATGACGAACATCGGCCGCGGTAAGATCCCGCTCGACCAGCGCCCGCACTATACGCGTATGCAAGGCGTGGCGCTCGGATAGGACGGCCCATGCCGCGCGCTCGCAGGCCGTGAGGCGCTTCCCGGTAACGCGTAGGCGCCGGAGCTCCGCTACGTCCAGCGACGCGTGCCTGCGCTTCCCACAGATTCGCCGCTCCCATACGACGCCGGCGGCATACATCAGGATCACGGCTTCCCGGTGCCACGGGTCCGCATACCAGACCGTTTCCCCGCCATCCTCGCCGATCTTCGCGTCGGGATAGATTGCAATCTTGAACAGGCGCAGGCCCAGCGCGATACCTACTACCGCGTGCGCGGCCTCGTGCTGGGCGTCGGCCAGGGACCTCATCGCCGCGGGAACCCGAACGCGCGTTCTTGGGCGACGATATCCGCCGGGCGCGCCGGCGCCGCGCGCTGCGCGAAGAGATCAATCACCGGCCGGGCAGTACACCGGCAGTGGATCGCGTTGCCCGGGTGTGCGCGTTCCCCAGTCTTCGGATTCACGATCGGCGGCGCATCCCAGCGGAAGATCTTCCCGTGCAGCTTCCAATGATTGTCTTCGCTGTCCTCATATTCGCCACCCGGGCGCCCGCGCACGGCAAAGTCATTCGCCGTAACCCATTCATATTCTTCCACGCCCGCGGCTGTCTGCGTGGTCTCGGCTACCGCGGCGTTGAATTTGTTCGCCTGGTCACGCGCGAACAGTTTCGCCCGGGACTGGGTTACGCCGAGCCGTTCCTGGATCTGCTCGGCGACTTCTTCCCAGCGTTGTCCACCGGCCTGCGCAGGTCGAACGATGTCCGCGATCTGCTGTACCTGCTTGTCGGCCATCTTCGTCACGAGCGAGAGATTGTCCTGCAAGAAGTCCTCGATCGCGTCTTGCGGGATCGCGTTCGCGACGGGCAGGTTCGCCACGCGTTCGACGAACTTCGCTTGGACGCCGGCGACGGACCGCGCGTTACGGCGTAGCCATTGCTGCAAGCCGGACGCATTGAGCAGCGCGCGCCACGCCGAGCGCATATCCGCACCCATGGCGCCGGCTTCCGCCGAGACAGTCGGCGCGACTTTCGGCGCGCCGCGCGCAAGCTTCACCTCTGCGATCGTTTTTTCGGTCGCTGCGATCTCCCCTGATAAGACCCCTGATTCCCAGGCTTCGCGCGGTACCACGCGCGCCTCGCCCCCATGAAATCTCGCCTGGCTTGCGCGCTTCTCGGCAAGTTCGCGCGTAGCGTGCTCGCTGAATCGAGAAAACGATCCGCCGTCTTTCACTTGACGGGGTGTGCGCCCTATGACGATCCACCCTTTTGCGTCGGTCCGGACTTCGAGCGCATCCGCGCGGAGCTCCGCGCGCGCGATCGTCTCGACGTGATCAGACCATGCGCGCAGGATTGCGAGTAGGCGCGCTTGGTACTCCCGTTCGAAGTTGCGCGCCGTGGGTGGGCGCGCGCGAACCTTGCCAGCACGCGGGGGCTTGCGCCCGTGGCGCTGGTACATGAGCGCCGTAGCGATACGGCCGGGCGCGATCACTCGGCCTCGGTCTTCGCCTTCGGATCGGTCTTCGCGTCTTGCCCCTCGGGCGCCGGCGCGCTGTCGTCCGCGGTCTTACCGCCGGGCGGGGGCGCGCCGGGCTTAGCGCCGAACGGCGCCGGGGCGGGGGGCTTCTCTACCTTGAACCCTTTGCCGGCGGAGCCCAGCAAGGCCTCAGCGCGCGGCTTATCGACCTGATACGCGAGCATCACAATCTCGACGCCGGCGTCCCGCGGGATGGTCTCGGCGCTGACTTGCGCGACGATGTCGACCAGGCTCGACACCTGCGTGCCGTTCAGAACCTGCGCCTGTACGTTCTCTCCGGCCGGACCGCTGCCGTCCGTTGGCGCCGCGGTACCTTCCGTCGGACCCGTCGCGCCGGTCGCACCGGCCGCGCTTGCTTCGAGCTCCGCTTCGGTCGGGGGCATGCGTAGCTTCCGCTCGATCGTCACGTCCTGCGAATAACCGTCCTCGCCGTAGTGCGACAGCGCGAGCTCGTCCGGAGTCGCGACACCATTCTCAATATCGATCTCGTCGGCCTGCGCGCCCTTCAAGCGGATATCCGCGCGCTCTGTCTCGCTCGGCGTCCAGAGTCCGCCCCAGCGAAGAGACAACGCATCGAGCTTGTCCACGCCCACGGCTGGGATACCCGATTGCGCGAGCAACGCCTTGCAAAGGTACAGGACTGGCACGTCGAGCTGGCCGATACGGTACGCGTGTACGGCCATCAGCCACCAGCGGATCGACGCGTCGCCCGTGGCGTTCAGTCCCCCAGGCTCCTCCGAACAGAGGATCGAAACCGGGATCTCCGCGGACGAGGCGACACGCAGAAGCGACTCCTTGCTGAGATCCGACACGCCGGCGAAGGTGGTGTTCTCGCGCTTGTATGATTCGCTTTCAGAGTCGAGCGTCATCGCCCGGGCGACTGATCTGGACTGGTTGAAGAACGATAGACGTTGCTCGATGATTGCGCGCGCTGGACCCGTCAGCTTCGAGTACAGGCCTTTGATTGACAGGACGCCGATCGATGCTTCGGAGATCAATTGCTGCGCGGAGTTCCAGATGATGCCATCGGACTTGAGCGCGTCGAGCGGGCGTTGCAGTACCGAATCGTCTGCGAAGTTGTTCTGCGATTTCGTCAGGGCGTCCGTATGCGCGCCGGGGAATTGCACCAGGCGAGACGCGTGGACTGGACCCACGCGCGCTCCGCCCTCGTGCGGGACAATGTCATAAAAGGTCGGGCATCCTAGCGCGTCGAGCGTCCAGGGCTGCGGAACCAGGAACCGTCGATCGACCACGCGCAGGAAGTCGATCTTCTCTCCCATGACGAATGGCGTCGCAGGGTCCGCCGTGAGCGAGCCCAGCCAGATACCAGCGCCGCCATACGCCCGCCCCCAGATCGCCGCGTCGAGCGAGGTCGCTACGACCTGCCATTGTCGCAGGTATGAGCAGACGCGCTCCTCCGTATCGTCGTCCTCGTCGTCCGTTTCGACGCCGCCGATTTCGAATCCCTCCCGAAATGCCGTCTTCGGGTAGACGTCGACAATCTTCGCGGACAGATGCTCCGTCCGATACATGGCCGTGATTTGCGCGTCGGACAACTTGTCCACGATCGCGCCGTATTGCGTTCGCCGGATCCGGTCGGATACGCCGCCGAAACCTAGGGCCAAGTTGACCCAAGAGTCGATGCGGTTAGCAATTTCTCGGATCATCGTCCCTAACCATGGCCTAGGCCTGGGGCCAAAGCGAGCCCCATCCGACTTGAGCCATAAAATCCGCCGCTTCGCCCATGGCCTCGGCCATACCGGCCGAGCCGGCGCATTGCTGCGCGAGCCACGTCAGCGCCTGCGTGAGCGTATCAACCGTGTCGTCGTGTGCGCCGTTGGGAAAGTGCACCAGGGCGCGGGCTTTCTCTTCGTACCACGGCGCATCCTTGTCGAAGTGCACGGAGCCGTTCGCGAACAGGTGCGTTACCGCCCGAGCGCGCGTTACCTTGCCGTGCTTCCCGGCGACTTGGATCGGCTCCACGCCAGAAACGTTCGCTTGCTTGAGCATCTCGACGATCGCGTTCCCGTTCGCCGCCGCTTCGACGAGAACGCTCATAGCAGGATACATGACGCGCACGCGCGTGATCGCGCCCAGCGTATCCGTGAACCCGCGCCGGACCTGTTCGGAATAGTAGCAATAATAATGATCGTCGTAGTAGCCCCAGACGTCGATCGCTACGAAATCTGCGCGCTCCGTACCAGTGAAGGTAGGGTCGACGCTGATGACGGTCCAGGCGCAATCGCGGAACACCGGCGCGCCGGTGAAGTCCTTGAAGGTCTCCGCGTGGAAGATCTGGTCGCTCGCGCTTCCCGGGTCTTGCTGGATCTGTGCGCGGTAGGTCGGGCCCATCGTCCCGCCGTCAAGCGCCGCGAGCGCTTCCATTTCCTCGGACTTGTTCGCTTCCGGCCAGAGTTCCTCTCCGGCGACCGTGCGCCAGTCGTGGGCGTTCTTTCGGTCTGGCTCGAAGCGGAATGGTAGCTCGATGTGCCGGAGACCGGGACGATTCTTGAGCGCCGTCAACAGGACGCCCGTCGGATCCTCGGCGTGGATCCGCTGCATCGTCAGCAGCACGCGCATGCGCGAACCGATCTGACCACGCGTGAACACGCTCTGGCCGAGCCAGCGCCCTGTCGTCCGGAGTAGCGCGCCGGTGCCTTCCGCCTGCTTCGGCGACAGCGGGTCGTCGATAATGAACATGCGGCAATGCTTGCCCATCGTCGCGGAACCCTGGACCGTCCCCGATCGGCGGTAACCTTTCGCGAACGTCGTGAGTTTCATCAGCGGCGCATCGTCGGCAGAGACGAGCATGTCGCCCCAGCGCGCGCGGTACCACGGCGACAGCATCAAGTCCCGATGTGCCTCGGCGAGCTTCCGCAGGAGGTCGTCATTGTACGACGCTACGAGCATCGTATACGACGGGTCGATCGTCCACGCCCAGGCCGGGCCCAGGACCGACAGGATCGTCGACTTCATATGGCTGGGCGGCAGGTTCGCGATCAGGCACCACAGGCTTTCGCGCCCGTGGAATAGATCATCGAAGCCCCGCGCCAGGACGTCGATGTGCCGACCCGGGACGACGCGCCCAGTGATGACGTGCGGCGCAGCGATGCGCACGAACTCCACGCACCCACCGAGCTCGACGGCGCGCCGGTCGACGCTCGCGAGGCTGGGTACTATCCGGCCAGTTCCGCGAGCCACGCGCTGTCCGTTCCCGAAAGAGGCATGCCGTTCAGCTTTCGTGTCAGCGCGATCAGTAGACCTTCTTCCCGATCGGACAGCCGGTCCCATTCCTCGGTCGACTCCTTCTCGGCGTCGACGGACCCCGCGCGCTCGAGTGCTACCAGCGCGCGCACGTAGCGCTCTGTCGCGACAGCGTCGCCGGTGTTCGCCGCGCGCAATAGCTGCGAGAGGATCGCCTCACGCGTGGGTAGAATCGTCTCGTCTTCGAGCGCAGCGCCGCGCCGCGCGGCGACCCATGCTTCGCGCGCGGCCTTACAATCCGCCTTCTGGAAACCGGTCGCCTCGGCGAGATCCTTTGCACTCGCCTTCGGCCGGGCTTCGAGCAACGCGGCGATCATCTCGTCGAATTCGAGCGAGGCGATCCGCGTCTGCTCGTAGTCGGGAAGGTCGTCCCAGGGGGTCAACATCACGTCGACCGCCCGGCCGCGTACGCTACGACCGCCAGCAAGAGCGCCCACCAGATCGAGATCATAGTCCAGCCTCGTACTCGGCGCGGACCTTGTCACATCCGCGCTGCAAATCACCCAGTGCGCGCCAGGCCTTGGATGCGAGGTGTCCGAGATCGCCGAGCGGTTCGAGGCCCTTGTCAGGTGGGAGCTTGCGGAACGCGTCCAGCATGTGTCGCAGTTCGGCGTCGGGCTCGTCCTGCGACTTCTCCTTCGCCCAATGCAACGGCTGGCCGGGGTTATGCTTGTCGTTACCGACCTTCGATACGAACGCCACGCAGAGCAGGGCGTCCGGGAAGTATGCCGCGCAACCGGTCGCGACGGGCATAGACTTTCGGACGGTCGAATCCGTGGACATGAAGATCGGTACGGGGCGCAGAATCGCTTCGACCAGCGCCGGGTCCGCCTGCGGAACGCGTTCGCCGCTCGCCGCCATACGTTCGCACGCGTCGACGACCGCAGCGCCGAGGTCATCGGCGGGGGCACACGGGCATAACGCTTGCCCACATGGGACTACTTCTCGCATCGCTTTCGCTCCATTTCAGCGAGCACAGCGCTCGCCACCCATACGGCTACGTACGCGGCGATCTGGAAGTTACATACGATCGATCGCAGCACGCATTAGCGCCGCCTTCGCGCCACGGACCGCCCTGCGCCCAGCTTCTTCGGGCTTGCCAGCGACCAGAGATCGGATCGTGTCGGCCGCCAAGGTGAGCACGCCCAAGCGCTCCATTTCGACGGCCAGCTTGGCCATCTCTGCCAGGAACGCTGCTTGCGCCGGCGTCGGGGCGATCATTCGCAGGCCTCCCAGGCGTCCACGAATGCGCGACACTCGGCCTTGATACTGGCGACGTCGACAGCGTTCCCCGCCGCGCGCGCCGCGCGTATGCGCGTGCGACAGTCGGCCATCTTGACCGCGGCGTTACCGTCAGAGCATTCCGGGCGCTCTGGCGGTGGTAGGTGTGGCGCCAACGCGGCGCACGCGAATACGGCGAACAGCGGGATCGCCAGGGCGACCGGGGGTTTCATACCTTCACCGTAGCGCCCGCGCGATCGGCCAGCAACCCAGCGATCGAGTAGAACCGGTCGCCGAGCGCCGAGCGTATACGATGGGTCTTCAGCGCCACGCCTTCGGCCGGGGCCCACAAGACGTTCCCGTCGACCGTATCGACCAGTCCACCGATCGGCGGCCGGCGCACGATGGCGTGGTGCCAGAGGTCGCGCACACCATCGGCGGACTTCTGAAATACAGCGATGTCGCCTACGTCAGGGAATGCGATCGGGCGGAGCCGATAGACGAATCCCGGCTCGGTCCGGCGCGTCGACCAGTCCCAGTCGCAGAGCTCGAGCGTACGCAGGCCGGCGAGCACGAAGATACCGCACCAAGACTTCTCGTTGGGCTTCGTTCCGAGGAATTGCGGCGCGCAGATGGCGTAGTACTTCGCCGGGTCCTGTAGACCGACCTCGCCTTCCGCCCAGGCTACGAGACGCGCGCGGGCGTCGATCGCTTCGCCGGTCTCGTCACTCACGGCCGAGGCTCCGAAGGCAAGGCGGACAGTCTTCGAGCTTGCCAGGTAAAGCCTCTACCGCGAACCCTCCGACACATGGGTGATGGTGCCAATGCGTCTCGACGGGAGGCCCACAAGGCCCGTGCGGCTCGGGCGCGGTGCGCCCCCATACGACGTGGCAACGCGTACACGCGGTTGACCCATCTTCCGAGAGATGACCCCAATCGTGGTCGATGTAGCGCAAGATCATTCGCCGTGGATCCCTGCCGCGCGCCGGCGCGCGTGGGCGAGCAGGCGCTTCACCTTCGATCGCTCGAGCTCTGGCGCGTGCTCCGCTTCGATCGAGGCCGTGATCCATCCGCCGAGCGTGAGGCCCGCGCGCGCTGCGAGCGCTTCGAGGCGCGCATACGTGGCTGGTGCGAGGCGAATCTTGAGCGACCGCGTATTACGCTGGGCTTCTGATTTATCGGTCATCTGCGCTCAGTATGGGGCGGTATGGGGCCCCGGTCAAGGCGACCGGTTGCGTGTCAGCGTCGATCACAGCTCGCCCTCGCCAGGTTCGAGCGGCAGTCTGTCCGCCCAGTTCCGCCCATCGCTGAACGCGCCGGCTTGGATCAGGGAACGCAGGACGGCGCGCGCGCCGCGATAGAAAGCGTCGAAAGCCACTGGATCGCCGAAGTTCGGATCGGGGTCCGGCGCGAGCGCCGCGAGCGTCCGGCGCATGATCGCGATCGCCTCGTCGCGCGCTAGGCCGGCGGGGGCCGGCGGGGGTTCGAAGGCCCCGGCGCGGTCGAGGGCTTCGGTCGCCTCCCGCGGCGTCATAGGACATGGTTCGTTTATTAGGACCGCGATCGCTTGTTTCTTGGTCATACAGATACCTTAGCCCCTACCGGGGCCCCGGTCAAGAGGTATTCGTACGCGCGATATCCCGCGCTTATCCGCGCAGGGAATAAAGCGCGCGTCGAACCTCCCGAACCGCGGAGCCGGCAGCCATGTAGTTCTGGCGCCCCATGGCGCCTAGGCCACGGCCGAACGCATAGGAGGATTTCGCCCAGACCTTCGCGATTCCTACGAGCTCGCCCGCGGGCGCATACTTGGGGCCTGGATATTCGTACTCATCCGGTGCATTCTCGGCGACCACCGGGATCCCGTTCGCTAGCAGGTGCCCAATCCTGTTCTGCTCTACGGGACAGCCGGGATAGAAATGCGGGACGACTACGACGCCCACGCGCGCGAGCCATGCATCGCGGTCCGCGCCGAACAGACGAGGCATGATCTCAGCGCCGTCGAGTACGGCGCGCCGGCGGCCGTTCAACGATCCCAGGAACCCGATCGGGATCTCGACTGGTTTGAGCTCGATCGTTTCGAGGCACGGATGATAGCGTAGCGGGACGTGGGACCAGGCCTGCGATGGGTACTTCTTGAAGTGGCAGAGCGAGTAATCCCAGACGGCACGCGCCCGCGCGAGCTTGGCGGTGTATGCAGGCGTGAACCAGGACGAGCCTACGACCTCGGTCTGGTAGATGATCGCATCCGCGGGCGGGTCGACGTCAGGGTGATGCGCGCCGAGCCACACTTCGCCGGGCGCGTTCGGCGCTACGACGTCGAGACACGCCTGAAGCGGGCGCGCGTACTCTTGCAGCGTCTCGCCCCACGGTATATCCGGGACGATAACCTTCACGCGGACACCGGCTTGCGTTCCGTCATGCGTATGCCTGCTTGGAGCTCCGCGCGCTCGTGAGGATCCATACGGTCGCCGGCCAGGCGCACAGCGTCGCGCCAATGCCGCCGTGCCGTGCCGAAGTGCCCGAGGTCTGCGCTCGCGTCGCCGGCGCAGAGGTGCGCCTTCCACTCGCGATCGCCTTCGATGAATAGCGCGCCCGCGCGCGGGACGGTCTCGATGGCCTTCGAGGCCAGGCGGTAGCGTTCGCGCGGCGTCGGCGCGCGCTCTGCCAAGGCGAGCCAGACCTCGCCCCGCGTGGCGTCCAGCGCGAGCGCGCGCCCGGCGTAGCGCTCGGCCATGGCGTAGTCGCGCGTCATTGGAATGCAACGCAGCATCGCGATCACGCGTTCCTCCCAGAATCCGGATTCGCTGATATTGTATCGCTCGACGTACGCCGGCTCGGCCTGCGACTTGCGCCCGAGACAGTCCAACGTCTGAGCGTAGTAGAACCTGCCACGTGGAGAGAAGTCGCCTTCGAGCAAGGCGAGGTCCCGCAACCAGCGGCGCGCGCGCGACCCGCCATCGGGCAGGCTGTACGCGAACGTCAGTCCGGAGTCCTTCGGGAGCCCCGGTCCCGTGGCGTACTCGTGCACTGCGCCGTGATACTCCCAGCCGGGCACGAAGATCTGTGGACGCGTCCAGGTCATGTTCCCCATGAGCAACGTAGCGAACGCCGGGCCGTCGCCGGGTAGGAGCGTACCCGATACGATGACGCTCGCGTCGACCATGCATACGCGGTCGCCATGCTCGAACGCATGCGCCAAGCATGCGTTACGCGCATGCGAGAAGTCATCGAATGGTCGGGACGCGATGGTCGTAACCCCTACCGCGTGACGCTTCGCCCAGAGCTCGACCGCTTCGATGGTGTGGTCCGTCGATCCGGTGTCGTGTATCACCGTCGGCCCGGGTCCGAGGGACCGGCGCGCGCTATCGAGGGTCTTGGCGATCGTCTGGGCTTCGTCCTTGACGATCAGGGCGAGAACGGTGTGGCGCGGTTCGGTATAGGCCATACGTACGCTTACGCGCGGGGGCGCGCGGGGGTTTCACTCGGCGGCTAGTTCTAGATGCTGCTCGATCGCCTGGCGAAGGATCGATTTCTTAGGCGTCAAGCGCTCGATCTCTGCTACCAACCACACCCGAAAGGCGCGCGGGGTAGTAGCATCGAATTGAGCCAAAGCGCGCTCGAGGGCTAGCCTAGTAACTTTCCTGGGTGTGTGCGCGCCGAATAATGCGTTCTGCTTTCGCCTGTTTTCCTCGACCTTCGCTCTGGATCGAGTAATAGCCGCGGCACGTTCAGCGTCCGTACTCGCCTTCTTGTTTATGAGTCTTGGGCGTCCGCGGTATCGAGATTGATTACGCTCGCTGTCTTTCACACCACAGGGAGTGCAAGTAGTCCGGCCCGGGCGAGACTTAGCCCCCTCGCAGCGAATACACACACCCGCCTGTTTCGCGACGTGCTGCCTAATCCTAGACCGCATTTTATGCGCAGCGGCCCGGCGCCACCACACCTTGACTAGATTCACCGCTTCCGCCCGAGAATCTGCCTCGACGTAGCGGATGTATTTCCCGGATGCTACCGAGCCCTCGACCTCGATGCATGAAAGTATCCCGCCGTCACTACCGACTTCTATTTTATACCACATGAGTTTTTGCTCCTTCGCTGGGTATACATACACCCGATCCGGGGCCCCGGTCAAGGACTATTTTTCACAGCGTGCACGACTGCAAGTCGAACACGCCCAGGCGCATCTCTAGCCGCGCGATCGTCGCCTCGTCGGGGCAATGGCCCAGCGCCGTCTCGTGAACTTCCGATACGAATGGATCCATCATCGTACCTTCGAGGTGTCCCAGGCCTAGCAGGTGTCCGATCTCGTGCATAACGACCAGGCGCGCGAACGGCTCGTAGACGCCTCGGACGAGATGCACGACGCCCGGGATAGGACGGGAGCGATCGAGCCCGCCTAGACCGACCACGCACGCTGCTTGGCCATATCCACAGAACTCGCCCGGGTTGACCTCGGCGAACATGAGGTCGCAGCGATGATCGGTGATGTCCGAGCCGATGTCGATCCACGCGCGCCAGCTCTGCGTAGCGTAGCGCCAGCCTGCGACGCCAGCTGATACGTCAGCGCGCGCCGGGTCGTCGACGTCTGTGCATACGCGTATCGGAGGCAGCACCGGTGCGGGCGCCGGTACGGCCGCTGGCATCTCGGGCGGAGTCGGTGGTGGTGCGGCGCAGAAGGTGAGAGCGAGTAGGAGCGGGGCGCATGCTCGGCGCATACGCCCTACATTAGCACCGGGGCCCTACGTGGGCCAACGGTTGATGGCGTCGACGCATTGTGGGAATCGCTTGAGAGCGCTCGCGCGGAACGCCGCGCGGCTGGCGCGCTCGCGCTCGGCGCGCTCGATGCGGTAGTCGGCCTCGTCGGCCGCGCGCTCGGCCGCGAGGATTTCCGAGTAGGTAGCTTCCGTGTTCGCGTTGTTCATACCCATACAGTACACGCGACCGGGGCCCCGGTCAAGGCGTAGCCTCCGATTTGTGAGAGCGTATCCTACCCAGGTATCCGGCCAGCGCCCAGGCCCACATGCGGGGGCGCGACCAGACCGCGCCGAAGCTCCGACGCGCGTAGACCTCGCCCCCGCTGTGGCGCACGATCGTACCGTAGCCGATTCGGATGATAGGCTCGGGAGCGATCTTCACGGTACGACCTGCGCCCGGTAGTAGCCCCAATGCGTTGCAGTGTGACACTTGCGCCAGGGGTTCCGGTCCGCCTCGTTCTGCTGCCAGGGTGCGCCCGGGATTTGTTGCATCTTCGTCAGCTCCCACGCTTCGCTACGATCGAGCCCGTCGCACTTCGCCCTTTGTCACGGGACACCGTCGAAGTTTCGGCAGACCGACCACACGTCGTGCGTGGTGAGCTCGGGCACGCGCGGGTCGGCGAGTGGATACATGACATCCGCGCGGTCGGTCGAATGGTCGGCACCGAGCGCGTGGCCGATCTCGTGCATGAGGGCGCCCACGGCGCGCGCGTCCCACAGTTCCGCCATCTTCTGATTGACTGTGATCGTTCCGGCTTTCTCGGTGGCGAGCGCTTCCGGGATGCCGACCCGCCCCCAGCGCACGTTGATGTCTGCCTCGCCCTCGACCAGCGTGAGCGATACGTTCGGACACTGTGCTTCGAGCTTGGTGTTCCAAGCGTCGACCGCCGCGACTACGGCCGGAGTTAGATCGCCATCGCGCACGACGATCGTGTGGTGGCCCGTATTGCACGCGCACGCGAGGAGCGCCAAGGCGAGTAGCGCTATGGTGCGCGCCTCCTTCGCTCGACCGAGAACCCACAATGCAAGGCGCAAGCGACGCGCAGCAGAGCGCGCGATCCACGCCGGAGTGCCCGGGTTCCGCTCGGCGTACGCGCGAGCGCTTTCATAGTAAGCTTGTATCCCTTGGAGTCGTTTTGCCGTCGCGTGCTTCATGCAGATACCGTAGCCTCTACCGGGGCCCCGGTCAAGCGATTCGACCGGGGCCGTGAAAGATAGGTGCGCGCGTATCCTACTTCGCGCGCATGTCCGGCGTACATACGTGCCGCACGTAGGCGTCGTGCGCCGCGGCCGACGAGTCCCACGTCGAGACCACATGCCCGTTGCTAACGCGCACGATCGCCCATTTCAGTCCGATACGCCGCACGTCGTAGTCCGGCCACGGCGCGCCCCCGCCATGCGTACAGCCGTGCTGCCAGGCGTACGCGAGCGCTGCGCGCAGCGTTAGCGTGCCGGCGACCACTTGTCGCTCGAGCGCGTCGATCGCTTCGAGGGCTTTCATGCGCCGGTCTTTCGTAGGCGGGCTCCGCTACCGTTCGCCAGAGCTCGCCCGAGCAAGGCGCGCAGCGTCGTCGAACGGTCCGGCCCCATGGCGTCGATGACCTCGACCCATTCCGCCGGGATACGCGCCTGGACGGGATACATGCTTGGGGCTTTCGGTACGATGGGCGCAACGGGCGGCGGGGGCGTCTGCGTGACTCGTGCGGGGGCGATCGATGCCCGGGGCGGCCGTGTATCGGTCGCCGCGCGAACTGCCACGTACGCGCCTTCCGGCGTCCGCGTCAGCAGGCCCGCCCGGGCGAGCTTCCCAATCGGCCGGGCGTACAGCGCCGCGTGGCTGGCGTCGAGCGCGCCGACCTCAGCGAGTTCGTACACGGCGCGCTCGAGGTCGGACATTGTGGATCGTTTCATGGTTCGGTTCCTTTTCTTGCCGGGGTCTTTTGGCCGGCGATTCGCTGGTATAGTGCACGCGCCGTGCCACGATCCCGCTGTTCAGTAGTTGATTCTAGCGGGGCCCCGGTATATCCGCGTAGCTTTCGCATTGCGTCATGCATGTTTCGCGGGGTTATCAGTACATTCCCGCCTCATTTGTGGCAACGCGCAGCGTGCGCGCTGCGTAGCGGGCTTCGCATGGCGCGTAGCCGGGTTCTCTGGCCCCGCGCATCGGGCTTCGCGGCTATGCGCGTACGCGCGCGCGAGGGCTCGACCCACATCCCGCCCACTTGCCCACATAAAAGCAGGCCTCCTATAGGACCCTTATACTATTTACTGAATCACCATATATTAAGTCACCATATATATAGTAAAAATCCCTATACCCTCTAAGACTAGTAAATATAAGTGGGTGATAGGGGTAATCAAGTACTTAGAAGACCGAAACCCGACCGACTGTCGAAACGTATGGCTATATTATGCCCATAGCCCATACCCCTTCGTCTGCTCGCCGGTTCAAGCCCGGCGAGCTCACCTCGCCAGACGGGCAAGTTATACAGTTCAGCGGTAATGGCGCCCTGCACCCAGGCGAACCCCCGATCTTCGACTACCCCGACGAGTGGGTCGAATGGTCCCGCCGCTGGGTGCAAGACCGATGCGCCCCAACCCGCGGAATGCTCCACCGAGTATACGGCGATTTGAAACCATACTGTACGGAATGGGTTCGCGAGGCGTCGGCCGGCGCTGTCCCCTACCTCTGCCAGGGCGCCATCATCGCGGCTTTACTGCTCGAAGGCTACTGCTGCACGCAAGTTCGCTGGGGCTCACCGAACGTCTGGACGAACGCGTCGAATCGGCGACTGCTGCCAGGGCGCCTGCTTCCGGTACAGGTGCGGCGCCGCTGACCCGCGCAGGTAACCGCGGCGTGAGAGCAGGGCCTTGGCCCGGACCATCGACCTTCTGTCCTGGTCGCTCGGTTGCAGGCCTACTGCGAGCAGGGTATCGGAGATCTTGAACCCGGCGGGGGAGCGGAGGTATGCGGCCCTCGCCACGGAATCCGCCGAACCCGTGATCGGCGTGCCGGAAGACTTGACCGCTTCGGTCGCCACGGCGCAGGCTTCCCATGCTTTCAGGAATGCGTCGATCGCATTGTCCCAGGCATCTTCTGCACTTTCGTCGCGGCCTGCCTGCTCGACGCGTGCGAGCGCTTCCTCATCCGGTGTCAGATACGCTAGCGCCCCTGCGCGGTATGCCGCCACGGCCTCGGCGAAGATCTGCTCACGATGCTCGGCGATCCCGGAGAGGTCGATCGTCCCGACCGGTACCGGCCAGAAACGCCGGCCGCCCGTCGCGTCCTTCAGGTAGAGGTCATCATTCGTCGTTCCGACGAACACGCAAGTTCGCGGATGGTCGCTCTCTCGCCGCCCGAACGGCTCACGGTACCGGTCGACTCGGTTCGTTAGAAACGCCTTCTTCTCTTCAGCCGCTACTCGGTTGAACGAAGCGAGCTCGGCGATCTCGTGTACCCATTTTCCGCGTATCGCTAGGAGGGCGTCCTTTGAGCCGATCGCGATCGTCGTGTCCGAGAACCAGTCCGGGCCGATCAGAGCTCTCAGTGCGGAAGACTTGCGCGCGCCCTGCGGTCCTTCGAGCACCAGCATGTAGTCGGCCTGGCACCCAGGCTCGAAGGCACGCGCTACGAGCATGACTAAAAACGCCTTCGAGACGGCGCGTACATACGCGGTATCCGGCGCGCCGAACAGGACCGGCAGAACCGCGGCCAATCGCTCTTCACCGTCCCAGACGAGACCGTCGAGCCACGTCGCCAGGACGTTGACCGCATTGGCGCGCGCCACGGCGTTCACTGCTCGGTCGACGATATCAAATCCGACGTCGAGTCCGACATACCGACCGAGCCAGCAAGCGAGCTCCGTCGTCTGGTTGTCGGCCCATTCGCCGCTAAAACCCCAAGGGGTTTCTAGCACTAGCACGCGTTCCGAGAACAAGTCGAACGACAGCCGCCCCGACCATTCGCCATGGTCGCTCAGGACCGAGACCGCATTGTCGACCGTGTGTAGGGCAACCGGCGCCGCGTTACCTTTCGTTGGGTAGTAGCGCAGCAGTGGCTCATTCTCGACCGGGGCGAACGGGTCGCGCTCGCGTTCCTGCTCGATCGCCGCGGACGACGAGCGCCGCGCCGAGGCCTTCGCGATCCGTTCCGCCCAGGCCGTGTCCCCGCCGAGATGCAGCGCGAGCTCTCCGGCGCCCGTGCCCCGGTCGAATGGTATGCGCCACGCGCCGAGGCACCGGGCGACGCCGGCGTCGACGTCGCACCCTGGCACCGGTGCGAGCCACGCGCGGATCTGCGCCTCGGCCCAGGCGGCCGAGCGCAGCTGACGACGCCAGACACCACCCAGCGCGCCGCAAAGGTGCCAGCGTCGACCCTCGTGGTCGACGGCCGGACCGATCGCGTCCAGAAGATCGCTCTGTCCGCTACTAACGGATTCGGCGTTCAGCTGGACAAGCGCACGCACTGGATCGGCCTTCGCCGGCGCGACCTCGAAGTCGATTACCGCGTTCGGGCCGTCGAATAAATGCAATCGCGATCCCGCCAGCGGATCGGCGATCCCGTCTGGAAAGATCGGGTCGGCCGTGTAATGCAGCTGGATCGACTGCGCGAGCGCCGGATCGGAGTCGATAGCGGACAGCCATCGACGCAACGGGCCATCCTCGACAGGCGCAGCAGACCAGACCCACGCGTGCCCGCGGATGTACGGGTAGAGATGCGCCGAGGCCGATAGCTGGAATACCATGCCGCAAGCGTTCAGCGGCGCGGGAAGCGTCCGGCGCCAGGCCTCGATCGAGCCGCGGACATCCTTCGGATCGAGCAGGCCTGTCGTCGCGTCGAAGTCGATGCAGATCCAGTGGTGCGCGGCGGATTCGTACGTTACCCCGTCCGATCCGAACTTGGCCTCGTTGCACCGCCGCGGGACATACTCATCGAGCACGCCATCTGCGTTCGGGATCCGTGCGCCGCGAATGATACAGGCCGTCGGGTCCGACGCGAGCAGTGCGAGGACTTCGGCCAATTCGTCCAGGCTGTCGACCGCGGCACGAGTGTTCCGGTAGAGGAACGGGTCATCGAACGCCGCGGGCTTCGCGGTCGGGTCCGTATACCGCTTCGCGAGAATCTTACCCGGCTCTGCTTCGAGTACGGTTACGAAATCAGTCAAACAGCTCTCCAACCATTGCCTACGCTGACACGTTGCGGAAAGTTACGCCCGTATTAGGATCCATACAGTCAGGGCGCCAAGCGCACGAAACACCCCGCTCCTCCCAACCTAAAGCATCGTGCCACGGCGCCCTGACACTTCCTGCTCCGGCGCTGCGTATGACCGACTAGCACGGACGAGAAGGCGCATACGCTCCTCGGCACCGCGCGCCCGCCCTATGCATCATAGCCCGTCCAGCCTCAGCACCGCGGCGAACTGCGAGAGAAAATGGTGGTACGATCACGTCGAGCGCCGGCGCGAGCCGGACGTGACTTGGGCGCAGATCGAAGCGGCCGGCGCGGACTGGCAGAAGATCGCCACGCCACGCCAGCGCAGCGCCGCGCGCGGGACAGATGTGCATGCGATCCTCGAAGAGTATTACCGCGGTGGTAGCCCGAACTGGTCGACGCCGAACGGGCAGATCGCGATGGCTGCGCGGGCGCACCTGCCCGCTCGCGAGCTGTGCCGCGAGGTCCGTATCGAGCGCTCGATCGGAGATACGCCATATCCGAGCGCCGATGAGCCAGACCGGACATGCCTCATGGTCGACGGCATCCGCCTGCTAGGTTACATCGACCTAGAAGCGCGCCTGGACCCATCCGGCGCCGAGGTTCTGCGCCTCGGCCTCGACTCCTCTGCGCTCCGAATGTCCGGCGGATGGGTGACGATCGATTACAAGACTTCGAAGTCCGTCGAGCGGTACGCGCTTACGCCCGAGAAAGCGGCCGAAGATCCACAGGGCATCATATACAGCGTGGACGGTATGCTCCGCCCGGGCTTCCCGGTCGGCCTGCGCCCGGTCCGGTGGGTCTACACGCAGACGGAAGGACGGCCGTTCGCCAAGCCCGTCGACGTCGTATTCGAATATGTCCAGGCCCGACGCCATCTCGACGTCCTCGTATCGCGTGCGCGAAACCTGGAGTCGAAGACGACCGTAGACCAATGCACGACGAATACGAGCCATTGCGGCGAGTACGGCGGGTGTCCACATCACACATCGAAGGGCGGACCGTGTACGGCCCGTCAAGCAGTAGGAAAGCGAGCGATCATGGGATTTCAAGATGCATACAATAAGGCCCAAGCAGAGAAACGCGGTCTAACGGTAGAGGCGTACCTTGCCGCGAAGGCGGCGGGAACGCTGTCCGCTGGCGCGGTTGCAGCGGCGACTCCGCCGGCGCAGACCACCGAGGCCCCCGCCAAGACCCGAGAGCCGAAGCCGAAGTTCGGCAAGAAGACCGCGCCGGCGCCCGAAGAGAATCGCGAGACGATCATGGCGCAGGAACCGGTCGCTGCACCCCCGCCCGCGCCAGAGTCCGCCGGCGCGAATGGCCCGGCCGAACCCGCGCCGGCGGTCGTCGAGATGACCGGTACGCCGAAACGTTCGAAGGCGCATACATACACCGACGCCGGCGTCCCGATTCATCTGCTCGTCTCGTCGCTGCTCGAACGCGTGCGTGTCGACCTCGCAGGCGGCGACGTCGAGAAGGCTCGGAACATTCTCAGCGCGATCATCGGCTAATCCGATGCGCGCCGCGATCCAGCGCACGCCGGATCTGCTCCGCATCCTCGGCCTTCCCCGCCGTCGCCTCGATATCGATGAGGCGACGGCGCACGCGCGAGATCTTACCGCGATGCTGGCGCTCGCGCCGGATGTCGCGCTGCGACCGTGGCAAGGTCAGATCCTGCACGACCTCATGACCTGCCGCGGCGCGTACGCCGGCGCGCCGGTGGGCCTCGGAAAGACGCTTCTAGGCTGGCTCGCGCCCGTCGTCCTGGACGCGAAACGCCCGATGCTGCTTATCCCGGGCGGTCTGCGCCCGGACACGTACGCAATGCATGCGGCCTACCTCGGCAAATGGCGCCGGTGCGCGGCCGGGCTTCGGATCGTATCGATCGATGAATTGACCAGCGTTCAGAACGTCGATCTGCTCGAGCGCGAACGGCCGGATCTGATCATCATCGACGAGGCGGATACGCTGCGGAACCCGAAGTCGAGCGCCGTCAAGCGGATCGGTCGCTACGTTGGCGAGTACGAGCCAGATGTCTGCGCCTGGACGGGAACGCCCGGGCGCCTATCGATCGTTGATTTCGCGCACCTGCTAGTCTGGTGTCTGAAAGACGGCGCGCCGGTACCTCTCAAGCATTCCGAATCGGTATTCTGGGGGCTCGCGATTGACGAGAAGACCGGATGGGGCGCGAAGGCCCGGCCGCTGGTCGGCGCGCTGGAACTGCTCGGCGGCGGTACCACGCTCGACGGCGTGCGCGCCGCGTTCCGCTCGATTCATGCGCCCAGCCGCTGACTGTGCGCCAGATCGCCGCCCCGCCGGATCCGATCATTGAGAAGCATTTTGAGAACTTCCGCAAGAAGCACGTCACGCCAGACGGCTGGCCCCTGTCCGACTCGCTGTCGGTCTATCGACACGCGAACGAGCTCGGAAGCGGTATGTACCTGCGCTGGGACCCGCGCCCGCCGAATTGGTGGCTGGGACCGAGGTCGAACTTTTGCGCATTCGTCCGAGAGAAGGTCGAGGACTCGCGCTTGCGCCTGGACACAGAGCTCGCAGTCGCCCGGGCGTTCCCTGACGCGCCGGAGGTCACCGACTGGCAAGCGGTCAAGCCGCTCTTCGAACCGAATTCGGTTCCCGTATGGCTGTCCGATAGCGTCCTGCGCGCCTGCGCGAACTGGATCGCGTCTAGCGCGGAGCCCGGGATCCTCTGGGCCTGGAACGTAGCCTTCGGCACGGCACTCGCGACGATGACCGGGCTGCGATACTACGGCGCCGGCGGATACGACCAGTATGGCTCGCACATTTCGAAGCTCGCATGCTACGGCGCGGGCGCGCGGAAAGGTGTCATACCGTCGATCATCCTCTCCGGTCAGGCGAATATGCGAGGCAGGAATTTGCAATCCTGGGCAAGAAACGGGATCGTATCGCCGCCCCGCTCGGCGCGGTTCCTGGAACAAGTCTTCGGCCGTACGCATCGGAGCGGACAGGAACGCCCTGTATCGTTCGATTTTATCATGACCTCGGGCGATACGTTCGACGGGTTCGCCGCGAGTATGCGTGAGGCGGGGTTCGGCAAAGCGGTATTTGGTCTCACCCAGAAACTACTTCGAGCGACCGTCGTAGACATACCAAGACCCAGCGGTGAAAAGTACCGCTGGCAAAACGAAGGATAGAAGAATGTCTAGATTCGGAAAAGCGGCGCCCGCTGGCGCCAAGAAGGGCCGGTTCGCCGGCGTAGATCCCAATGCCGGAAATGGCAAGCCGCTCTTGCCGCTCGGCGAGCATCTGCTCGAGGTCGTCGAGACGCGGCACAGCGCGCTCAAGTCGTCGTCGTTCTTCGCGGATCTGAAGATGGTCGAGTCGAACAACGAGAAGGAGGCGCAGATCGGCGCGACCTACCAGTACTTGCAGATGCTCACGGATTCGTACGGCTACGGCGACGCCGCGATGACGCGTTTCATCATCGCCGCCGGCGACCTCGACGACGCGGCAATCGAAGAGATGATCGCCGAAGCGCAAGAAGAGCAGTCGCTGATCGACGCTTGCTGTGGTACCGAGACGAAGTACGGCGCGAACCCGCTCGCGGGACGCAAGGTCAAGGTCATCGTAACTCAGGGCAAGCCGACGAAAGACGGAAAGGGCTGGTACCGAGACTGCCAATGGGAGGCCGTCGAGCAGTAGACCGATCGCCTGGCGTGGGCCGGGCGATGCGTACGCGGTAGGAGATACGACCGATCGGCAGGTCTCGCCCCGTACGCATCGCCGGACCCATGGCGGGCGAATTCAGCGAAAGGATCGAACGGTCTTTTAGTCCCAACCATGATCCGATCCCGACAGCGCGTGTCGGGTGAAGCGATCGAGAACGCCGCGTTTTCACTCCGGCGCGGACCTCGATCGCTTCACCGGGCGCGCGGTGTGACCACCGCGAAAACTCGCAAAAGCTCGCGACATACCGCGCCGCCCACTGAAAGCGAAGTACCATGATTCACAATTGGCTATGGGTAGACATCGAAACGACGGGGCTCAACGAGAACGACGGAGAGATCCTCGAAGTCGCAGCATGCGTCGTCGATGACGGTCCAGCCGGAACGTTCGAGGTCGTCGACTCGTTCGAGACGATCGTCCGACCGGCGAGCATGCCCGGCATGCACGAAGTCGTCGCGGCGATGCATCTCAAGAACGGACTTCTGCACGCGATCACTCGCGGCGAGGGCCTACCGACTGCGGAGGCCGATGAGATGTTCGCGGCATTCGTGGCGCAGTATGTCCCCGAAGGTCGGTCCGTCGAGCTCGCCGGCGCAAGCGTTCACTTCGACCTGCGCTGGATCAAACGACACATGCCGAAGTTCGCCGCGCGTCTATCGCACCGGGTCTTCGACACGTCGACGCTCAAGTCCGCCGCGCGCGTATGGGGCGACGTGACGATCAAGAACCCGATCGACGGCCATCGCGCCATGCCGGACATCCTCGGGTCGATCGCGGATGCAAAGGCGTATCGGGATCTCGTCGTAGGCTCGCCATGAAGTCCGAATGGGTCGTGGTATGGTTCCAGCCATCTGACGGCAGGCCCCGGGTATACTTCGCATATTCCGCCGCCAGGGCGCACCGGGAAGGTCGGAGGCTGATCGATTTCGAAGGCGCTTCCGGCTACCGCGTGGCGCCGCGTGACGGCTCGTATGGTTCGCGGAGCCGTGCGCTTTCGATGAATCGTCCTACTGTGATCCTAATCTCGATCACTGCAGCCGGCTTGCGGTACTTCATCAACGGCGCAGACGTGACTGATTCCGTCGCGGGCTTGAACCTGCAATGGGATAAAGGAGGCGTTCCGCATTTGGCGATCACGCCTACATTGCCGGACGCTGGATCCCTGTTTCGCCGGGCCGGGTCGGTCGATGAACCTCTCTGAAGTCGGGATCATCGATTTCGAAACGCGCTCCCGCGCGGATCTCAAGGCCATCGGCGGACGGAACTACGCCGAGCATCCGTCAACCGATGTCCTCTGCTGCGTCCTGTACGTCGAAGGCGAGTACTTCGATTGGCGACCCGGCGACGCGGCTCCGCCGCGGATCGGTGTACTCGCCGCGCACAACGCGCGCGGATTCGATCGCCATATCTGGTCGCGTCTCGGATGGCCAGAGCCGGAGCGATGGATCGATACGTCTGAGCTCTCCCGGTGCCAGGGCTTGCCAGGCGACCTCGAATCGCTCGGCGCGCTCATTGGCGTCGAGAAGGATATGGCCGGTAGCCGGTACACGCTGTCGCTGTCCCAGCCGTCGCGCGCGAAGGATCGCCTAGGTCTGCTTCCGGACATCACGCCAGCGGTTCTCGACATCGTTGTCCCATACTGCCGCCGGGACGTCGAAGTCCTCGTCGCCTGGTGGCCGAAGCTGGCGGAGTTTATCGATCTCGAACCCGAAGTCGCCGAGGTCTGGCACGCGTCGAACGACCGCGGCGTCTGCTTTGATTCCGATCTGGCGCGCGCCCTGCTCGCCGCGGATGCGAACGCCGCGGCTGAGATCACCGGTCTTCCAATTGAAAGTATCCAGGACGATCGTTTCATCTGCGAGATCGCGCGGCTCGGCGTCAAGCTCCCGAAGAAATTCGCGCCGGCGAACCTGCGGAAGATCGTCGCGAAACTTCGCCAGGCGGTGTGTCTACCGCTCGAGCAAGCCCGGCGAGAGGACGAGGCCGCGACACTACTAGAAGCCCGCCTGCGCGTGTCTGCGCTACGACACGCGGCGACGTTCTGCACGCTCGTTCGTGCCGCTGGCGGTAAGACCGACTCGGCACAGTACAGCGACGTGGAGCCGCTAACGCGCTCGAAGATCCCCGAAGTCGCGGAACTGGCGACACACCGTCTCGCCCTGGCGTCGATCGCCTCGGGCAAGCTCCGCGCCGGACTCGCTCGCGTCTCGCCGGACGGTCGTATGCGTGACAACGTTCGATACTACTCTGGCTCTGGAATGCAGCTTCATAACATACCGCACCCGGATCCATCTGTAGCGGACTGGTCGGATGAGCGTCTGTGCGCCGAGGCCGCTGCGCCGCGTCTATGGTCGCAGGACGAGATCTCCGTCCTGCTCCGCGCCGTCGTATGCGCGCCGGCGGGAAAGGTCCTGGTCGCCGCGGACTTCTCCGGCGTCGAAGCGCGCGCTAATGCATGGTTCGCCGGCGATGATGCAGCGCTGGACGTATTCCGCTCCGGCAAGGATGTCTATCTTGTCGCCGCCTCGGCGATCTTCGGAGTTCCGATCACCGACAAGAAAGACCCGCGCCGCCAATGCGGCAAGGTTTCAGAGCTCGCGTGCGGGTACCAAGGCGGCAAGAACGCGCTTCTGAACATGGCGCGGAACCTCGGGATCGACCTGCGCGCGCTCGGCGTGGATCCACAGGTCGTCGTCGACGGCTGGCGGGACCTGCACGCGCCGATCGTTCAGTTCTGGTACGAGCTCGAACGATGCGCTCTCGAAGCGACCGACCGCCGCACGAGTGTCCGCGTCGACTGCCGCGGCGATCTTTCATTCGACTTCCAAGGCGACGACCTCGCGCTTGTCCTGCCGAGCGGGCGACCCATCGTCTATCGCAACGCGCGCCTCCAGATGTCCGACCCTCCCGAAGGATCGAAGCGCCGGGCGCAATTGCAGGTAACGTTTGACGACGCGCGGTTCGGGCCGAAGAGCCTGTATGGCGGCCTGCTCTGCGAGAACGCAGTTCAAGCGGCATGCCGGGATCTCATGACTCACGGCATGGTCAACGCCGAGCGCGCCGGCCTGCCGCTTGTCCTGACGGTGCACGACGAACTCGTCTGCGAAGTCGACGAAGACCGCACGACGGCGCTGGACGAACTGATCGCGGCGATGTGCGACCTGCCATCGTGGGCAGAAGGCATGCCGATTACAGCGACCGGGTTCCGGGCGCGGAGGTATCGAAAGTGAAGCGTGATTGTTCGCCCCAGAGTGGTCGAGACGTTCTGACGTTGGAGCTAGAAAACGAATACCGAAAGCTGTCTTCTAGGCACCTACTCTCCGGTAAACGAAAGCCGGAACGCCTCTGCCATTTAGAGCATTGGCTGAAACGGAATCCCCCTCCCGGCTGGTCGTACCGTTGCCAGTTTTGCTTGATGGGTACGGGGAACCCGGCGCGCGAATGCGTCTGGTGCGTGCCGAACGACGTACGCGTTCCGAACCTGGCTACCGGAAAAAGCTGGGCCGAATGATCATCCTGGCGATCGATCCTGGCGTGCGTGAATGCGCGTATGCCCGCGCGGCCGAAGACCGCCTCGTATGGGTCGGTCTTCTACCCGCCGGCGCCGTCCTACCCTTTCGCCCTGCGCTGGTCATCGTCGAGCGCCCAGATTACCAGGGCGCCCGGTCCGACGCCGCGCGTACGCAGGACCTTCTCGCGCTATCCTGGGCCGGGGCGCGAGCGGCATACTCTATTGGCGCGCCGGTCGAAGAGTATACGCCGCGCGAGTGGAAAGGGTCCGAAGCGAAACCCCCGCAGCACCTGCGTATGTGGGAGGATACGCTTTCGGACGACGAGCGGAAACTATTTCCGCCGGGTACCGGTAAGCTAATCATGAAGGCCGCTGAGAAATACGCGCTTCGCCCCCAGCCGGGTGCCGCGTGCTACGGCCGCGGTCGCGGGTCGGAAGTGCACAACTTGCTCGACGCCGCGGCGTTCCTACTGGCGTATGTCGGGAGGTTTAGATGACGGACGAGAAAGCAGACGAGATCATCGACAGACTCGACGCCGTAGCGTCGAACCTTGAATCGCTCGCCGCCGAGATCGGCGACTCGACCGAAGAGATCGTGAAAGCCCTGTGTGTACTCGCTCGCGCCACCGAGCGCCTAGGAGACCGCTGATGACAAAACCTACATCGAACGAGAACAATGGCCGGTCTGGCTCGCGCTGCTACGGCGGCGTCCACGGCGGGGAATTCGCCGGGTTCGCGCGCATGCCGCGCGTGGTCGTCGTCAAGCGCGAAGGTGAGCCGGAGCGGTTCGAGCCACTACCGCTTCCCGCCGGGGCGCCT